TGCCGAACTGGCGCATCTGGTCGGCGACCTGCCGCACGGTCCTGGACAGCCGCTCCAGTTCGCCGTTGAGGTCGCGGAACCGGCCGGCGTCGATGTCGACGTCGGCGACGGATGCCTGCGCGGCGCGGATGCGGGCAGCGGCCCGCTCGGCGGCGGCTGCGGCCCGATCCCAGGCCGCGATGAAACCACTGACGTCGGCGTCGAGCTTGGCGGTGACCTCGGGCAGCACGGAGGATCACCCCCGCTCTGCGGTCAGCTCAGGGCGTCAGCCCACGCTTGTTCGATGAGGGCGCCCATGCCGGGCAGTGCGGTCGCCAGACCGGGGGCCATGTACGGGCGGGCCGGCAGGCGCGAGCCGCGGCCCGCGGTGCCGCCGTACTCCTGGATCCGGGAGTAGACGAGCCCCGTCCCGACGTTTGCCGTCCAGCGCCCGGGCCCGGTCTGCGTTGGGCCCTCGACCTGGATCGATCGGCGCAGAGTCCCGGTGATGAGCGACGGGGGCGATCCGGGCGGAGACGGTGTCGGCGTCCCGGGAGGGTGCGACGTCCGGGACAGCTCCAGCTTGATCGAGGCTTCGAGGTGGTGCGCAGCGTTGGCCAGCCCTTGCGGGGTGGCCCCCACGACCTTCCCGACGATGGCCTCGAGCTCGGTCATCATGGCCTCGAACCCGTCGAGCTCAGCCATCGCCGGCCTGTTCGGCTCGCCAGTCCTCGACCGTGAGTGTGACCTCGTAGAGCCGGTGCAGGACGACCGCCGACTGCCGGTCGACCACGTCCGGTGGCCACCCGAAACGGTCGGCCCAGAACCAGTAGTCGGTGAAGACGCGCTCCCACAGGGCCGGTTCGCCCGGATGCGCGCGGGGCGGGTTGTGGCCCGCCAGCAACGATCTCAGTCGCTGGCGGGCCCGGAAGGGGACGCCGGGTTGTCGTAGTCGTCCGGGTTGTTCGAGCGGCCCGGCATGAGCAGCGCGACGGCCGGGTCGATCAGCTCCATCAGCCGGCGGTAGTCGTCGAGCCGGAGCTCGCCGAGCTGCTCGGGGTCCTGGCTGGGCAGGGGCGCGTCGGGAAGGTAGGGGAGCTCCCAGCCGACGATGAGCCGGGCGGCGATCGCGTCCGGTGCCCCGTTCATGATCTGCTGGATTGCGCCCTTCCCGGCGGCGATCCGGCCGGTGTCGAGGTCGACCTCGATCGCCGACATGACGGCCGCCTCGACCGCCTTGCGGTCCTTCGCGCGGAGGTCTTCGACGTCGCGCAGTTCGACCCAGGCGCCGTCGCTCTTGAGCGTGTGCCGCGTCATGATCCGTACACCGTCCCCGGGGTGCCGTTGACGATCGTGAACTCGACCGGGGACAGCCCACCGGTCGACCCGGCGTTCGTCGAGTTGGCGATGCCGTCGAACTCGACGTTGAACATGGTGGCTTCCTTGCCGTCCTCGGTCTTGACCTTCTCGTAGATGCACTGATCCATGTCGATGGTGATCGACCGGTTGCCTGCGCCGACGGTGCCGTTGTCCAGCACGAGCTGCAGCGGTTGCACCGTGCCGGCGAGCATCGTGAGCAGCGGGGTCTCGTCGGTGGCGATGAAGGTGGCCTTGCCTTCCATGGTCATCGAGCCGCGCTGGATGACGTAGGGCTGCTGCTGGTTGGAGAACGTGTAGATCACGTCGAGCTTGCGCTTCATCGTGAAGGAGGCGGTGGACACGTTCGTGACCAGCGTGCCGCCCGAGGCGGGGCCGCCGATCCCGAGCAGGGCTCGCCACGCGGCGAACGGGGGCACGGAGCTCGGCGCGGCGACGGGGGTGGACTCGGCGACCGAGCTGCCCCAGGCCTGGCCCTTGGCCTTGTACTGGACGAGGCCCTTGGCGCCGCCGCCGCCCTTGCCGCCGCCCTTGCCGCCACCACCCCCTCCCCCTCCGCCTCCGCCGCCACCGCCGCCGCCCTTGCCGCCGCCGCCACCCCCACCGCCGCCGCCTTCGATGTCGAACTCGATGGTCAGCTCGGACAGGGCGGCGCCGGGGTAGGTGCGGGCACCGGTCACGGCGGTGATGCCGGTGAACCAGGTCAGGGTGTGCGTGATCGGCTGGCCGGAGAAGGAGTTGTTGAGGCTGAACGTGTGGGTGTACGGGTCGGCGGCACCGGTGGAGGTGCGGTCGCCGAGCATGCTCTCGAGCAGGTGGGGGAACGTGTCGACATAGGCGGGGCCTTCCAGGGACCAGTCGACTTCCCGCACGCCCTGGTAGCGGCCGTACAGGCCGGCCATCGACCCGCGCAGGCTGGGGTCGTCGAGCCACTTGATCTGGTCCTCGAAGTCGACCTTCGTGAACGGGATGGTGGCGACCATGGGCACGGCGGTGCCGGGGGTCTCCTCGGGCGCGATACCGAGGAACTCCTTGTTCGGGGTGTAGGTCGTGGGTCCAGCCACGGCTCAGCCCTCCTCTGCGGGGTCGGGATCGTCCGAGCCGTGCTCGGTGCTTGCTGGGGCCTTCTCGGCGGTCTGCGCGCGCCTGGGGCGCTTCTTCGTGGCCTTCCACGGCCCGGGGGGCTGCTCGTCGGCCTCGACGATGTCCCCCGGCGAGATGCGGCCGAGGACGAAGTGGTCGATCGGGTCCCCGCCCCTGAACTCGAAGCTCGGCATGATCGCTAACCTTCTTCGTAGTAGCGGGCGGTGAACTCCAGGAACAGGTAGCCGGAGGTCATCTCCGCGGACGTCTCGGCGGGGGCCATCGCCCAGCGCAGCCACGGCGCCTCCTCGGCGACGTCGAACCCGCCCTGCTCCCACCCGCCGGTACCCATGCACCGATCCACCCGGATCCGGGCGATCAGGTCGTCCTTGAGCTGGTAGAACGCGTCCTGCGCGTCCTCGGCCCACTCGGCGTTCGAACGCAGGAACACGTGCAGCATGACTGCGGACTGCACGTACTTGAGGCCGCCGAACGCGCCGGCCGTCGCGGCGCGGGACTCGGTGCCGGAGTCGACGTGCACGAGCATCGTCGACCCCATGACCGCCCCGGCGCTCGTGGAGCCGAGGTAGTAGTCGGCGGCGTCTTCGGACTTCGGCCGGGCCCGGCGGACGACGCCGAGGTTCGGGACCTGCGGGCTGCGGTACGAACGGCTGTTCGGGTCGTAGGGGCCGCCGAACCAGCGGCACACCGCGTCCCGGACACCGAGCGTGGTGGTGGCCCGCGCCAGCGCGTCGGTCATCGGATCCTCTTGTACGGCTTGAGGAGCTTGACGGCCTCGTCGTAGAGGAATGTGCTGCGCCCGGTCCGGCGGGAGTCGCCGGCGGTGGATGTGGTCGCCACCCCGCTGCTCTTCGGGGACCAGCTCTCACCGGTGGACGCGGGCCGCATGAGCAGGTACGTGGCGTAGTAGATGACGGCCTGCCGGATCGTGGTCGGCAGGGACGAGCACGTCCCGCCAGCCGGGTGGGCGGCGCGCAGGCCGACGGAGAGGGTGACCTGGTCCCCGGCCACGGCGGTGACGGTGACGGCCTCCTCGAGCCCTGGTGTCCAGAGGCGGAGCACGGTCCCGGCGGTGATGCCGGTCGTGTCGCGCACGGTCAGGGTGGTGGCGGCGGCGTCGGCGGGTTCGGCGAGCTGCGTGGACGGATAGCCGGCGACGTACGTCCAGGACACGAGCTGTTCGACGCCTGCGGCCGTCGCACCGAACTGGAGGCTGCCGAGGCCGGGACCGCCGGACGGTGAGAACGCGACGATGATCCGGCCGTCCCGCTCGAGCCACACCTGCGGATCTGCGATGTCGTCGAGGGCGTCGGGACTGGCACCAACGGACATGCCGGTCACGGCGATGACCGGGGCGTGCTCGGGGTGGTACCGCAGGCGGCCAGTGCGGTCCGCGGCGAGCCGCACATTCTCCGACCGGATGTGCGCACCCAACGGCATGTTGACCTTGTCGTCGGCCCACTGCGAGGCCTCCAACAGCACGTTGGTGAGGGCGGCGTCCTGCTCGTCCTGCGTCCCGCCGGTGCGCAGGTTGTTCGAGTCGAGGAACGTGGGGTGGGCCCGGAACTCGGCCGCCGACACGTACGGGTAGTCGAGCACCGGGTCACCCCCCTACCGCTTGTAGCTGCCGTGGTCGCAGACCGCGCGCTTAGCGCCGTCGGGCCAGCCGTCCGGCCAGTGCTGCCGGCAGATCTCGCTGTCAGCGTTGGCGTGCTGTGCGTCGTCGTCGTCCGGCTTCTTCGCGGCCGGCTTGCGTGCGCTCGGGGGCATCCGGGGGCCTCCTCAGTTCGTCGCGCCGCAGCGCGAGCACAGGCGGAACAGGGACTGGAACCCGCACGGGCACGGGTGGCCGCCGGCGCGGGGCGTGCCGAGCGTCGGCCGGAAGCCGCCCGCGGCGACGAGCGCGCGCGCGTCCGCCGGGGTCATGCGGTACATGCCGTCGCGGGAGCGGTACTCGCGCCCGGACATGCCGGTGACGGCGTGCACCGCACCATCCGGCGCGGCAACGCTGACCAGGTCGGACATGGCGGACCTCCACAAGGGAGACGGGCCCCGGCTGAGGGGGTGCCGGGGCCCGTCCCGGGGTGATCGGGTCAGGCGCCTTGCAGGGCGCCGAGCAGCAGCGTCGACACCCAGAACGCCAACCCGAGACTGATCATGTTGACGCGGCCCACTGCGTAGCCCGACGCCCCGATGATGAAGCACACCAGGGCCAGGACCAGCAGAATCACGGTGACCATCAGACGGTCGGCTTGATGCCGGTGATCAGACCGGACCACTTCGGGGCGTAGTGCACGAGCGTGCCCATCCAGTACGTCGACGCGTCGTAGGTGAACTGCACGACCGGCCAGTCGACGGACATGTACTCCTGCACGGAGATGACCTCGGCGGTCGCGGACACGTGGGAGTCCGGGATCGGGAGGGTCGCCGAGCGGATCAGGGCGCAACCCGCGGGCATCCAGGGGTGCACGTTGAACGGCACCATCTTGCGGGTGACCTGGTTCTCGATGCCGGTGACGACGGAGCCGAGGAAGTGGCCGTGGCCGTCCCCGTTGAGCTGCAGCCGGTACGAGGAGGAGCCCTGCGCGGTCTGCAGGAGGTTGCCTAGGTTCCGGGCGGTGGCGCCGTCGACCCAGATGTGGTCCGGGTCGGCCTTCACCGACTGGTACAGCGACAGGAACGCGTCCTGGAACTCGGCGCCCGGCGTGGTGTCCGTCAGCTCGGCGTTGAGGTTCTTGTAGTAGCCGGAGCGGGCCGGGTCGGACTGCACGGTGAGGAACCCGTCGTAGCCGCGGGCCTGCACGCTCGTGTTGGCCGATGGGACGGTCGCGCCGGTGGTGCTGACCGAGGACAGTTCGGCGCTGGTGCCGACGATCTGGGTCTGCAGGGTGGCCGTGTTCGCCGCGCCGCCCGCCGCGGTCACGTACACGTTGTAGATGCCGAGCGACCCGGCCGGCTCGTCGCCAACGGTGATCGTCAGCTTCTCGCCGAGGGTCACGGCGACGACGCCGCTGGTGGTGCCGACGGCGCTCTGGCCGAACCCGGTGTCGGCTGTGACCGACACCCAGTAGTTGCCGGTCGGGATCGTCCCGCCGGTGCCGCCGGCGGTGGCGCTCACGGTCGGCGCGGCGACCTCGCCCGCATAGCCGTTGGTGTCGGGGCCGCGGCCGTAGAGCATGGCGCGCTCTTCGCCGCCCAGGTGCGACCACAGCAGCGCCGTCTGCGACAGGCTCCTGATGTCCTGGTAGCCCTGGCCCGCGAACTGGGCGGCCCAGTTGACCTGGTCGGACAGCGACATCTCGACGTAGGCGACGGACTCGTCATGCGACGCGTACTCGATCTTGTTGCCGCGGCGGAGCTCGAGGTTGCCGAACGTCTCGATGTTCGTCTGGGAGTCCATGAACGGCGACATGTCCGCGACGCCGCCGAACCCGGAGTTCGACCAGCCGTCGATCACGCGGAACTGGCGCGCGGTGCCCTGCCCCTTGCCGCGCGGCAGCTGGTTCCGCAGCGGCGTCAGCCTGGGCACCAGCAACTTCGCGGGGGCCTCGAGGTCGTAGGGGGTGAGGGTGGCGCTGTTGGGCGCGGCGCCCGGCAGCGACCAGTCCTTGGTGATGTCGCCACCGAGGGTGCTCTGCAGCGCGTCGAGCTCGCCCTGCACGGACGCGAGGACGTCCGGGCCGATGGACTTGGTGATGTTCGCGACCCGCTCGGCGACGGCCTTCGACTTGGCGTGCGGGTCCTCGACGATGCCGGTGCCGGGGATGAACGCCCGCCCACCGTTCGCGGCCTTGGCGTGTTCGGCGCTCAGGGCGCCCTTGTACTGCTCGAACCGCTGCGCGACCTGCACAGGGTCCGTGGTGTCCGAGAACATGTCGGACGGCTGCGGGACTGCATGCCCCATGATGATCTCCTCTTTCAGCTGGTGGCAGCGTCGGCTTGGGCCGCGAGCTGCAGGTAGCCGGCGCGGGCCTGCGGGTCGGTCACCTCGTACGCGAGCCGCCGGTAGTGGGCGGCCTTCGCGAGGTGGTCCTCCCGGGCCTCGGCCTTGGCGGTGACGTCGGTCGTGCGGGTGAGCACGGGTCCACCCGGGGCCGGTGCGCTCATGGCCTTCGTCACCTGCGTGTTCAGCTCGGTGACCTGTGCCTGGAGCGCCTTCACCAGCTCGGTGAGGTCTTCGTTCTGCTCGGTCGTGCTCTCGCCCTCGGCGGCCTTCTCGGCGGCTGGGGGCGGGGTCTCGGTGCCCGGCGCCGCTTCGGCGGGCGGGGTGGGCGTGGCCGCGGCGGTGGAGGCCGGCGCGGCGCTCTTCTCGGCGGCCGGCGCAGCGGCCATCTCGACGTGAGCCATCGGCTCCTCCTTCTTCTCACGGCACTTGAACCACTCCAGGGCCTTCACGGCGGAGAGCAGCAGGTCGATGTCACAGGCCTCCGACGCCATCCCGTCGGCCAGGCAGGCGGCCTCGGCCTGAATGAGGCCAGCGATGATGGCGATGGCCTGGTCGGCGTCGGCGATGTCGCGGGCCTGGTCGCCCTTCACGACGGCGACGAGGTCGAGCGCCTTCAGCGCTGCGGTGACCTCGTCGGCGCGGTCGTGCAGCTCCTCGACCTTGACGAGGTGGCGTTCGGCGTCGACGGCGGCGGCGGTCTGCGGGCCAGGCTTCAGCGCCTTCGCCAGGGTGAGCTGACAGGTGGGGTTCGCCGGGCGGTCGACCAGGCTGACCTCGACGATCTGCCCGTCGACGATCCGGCCGCCCGGCGCCGAAGCGTCCTTGACCACACGGGGTGAGCGGATCCCGACGCTGTAGCCCTTGAGCACACCCCGCTCAACCTTGCGGGCGGACACCGGGTCGACGACGAGGGCCTTGAGGTCCCAGCCACCGTCGGGCTTCTCGGAGATCTCCGTCCCGACGCCCGCCGCGATGGAGGAGTGCTGTTCGCGGACGTTCGCGCCGGTCTGGAACCAGGCCGGCATGGCCTGCTTGAGCCAGGCGGGGTCGCAGATCTGCTTGTCGAGGTCGAGGTCGGGGCCGGTGGCGCGGCCGTAGACGACGAGGTCGCCGTTGGCGTCGCGCTCGTGCTTGACGATCTCGGCGTAGACGGCCGTGGTGTCAGTCATCGTGGCCCTTCTCCCCTGGCCAGCGGCCGTATCGGTCGTGGTACCACTGGGCGGCCATGCGCTTGGCGCGCTCGTCGCCGACGTGGTCCTTCAGGTGGTTGTAGAGGTCGGTCCACGTCTTCCACCGGGCGGCGCCTTCGCCGTGGAGCCAGTAGTCGCGCAGCTGGTAGCGGTCGGCGGCCTTGCGCGTCGGCAGGACGATGACCGGCATGAGCGCGCACCTGCAGTTCGGGTGGGCTGGCGGGTACATGTCGCCGGACGCGAACCGGTCGGTGGTGTCGATCGCGCCCTGTGCCGCGTTCGCCGAGCAGGTGGGGCACACCCGCTGGTCCGGCGCCAACAACCAGGACTTCCGCTGGACGCGGTTGGCCTGGTAGGTGGCCTGCGTCGCGGCGGACATGGCGCGGGCGGTTTCGGTGATGGCGACGGTCTCGGCCCACTGCGGCGCCTGCAGCACCGCGCGGAGCTCCCGCGCCGCCCGGCCTGGGTCGTCGCGGTGCTGCTCGAGGACCTCGGCCATCTCGTTGAAGCGGGAGTCGGCGACGGAGCGGATGACAACCTCGGCGGCGTCGAGGAGCGCGCGCAACCGCTCCCCCGCCCCGCTGTCGGCCTCCACCTGCTCGAGCTGTTCCTGCAGCTGCTCCACCGCGGTCTGAGTGCCGGCTGTCCAGCCTTCTTCGAGGGCTTCGCGGATGACCTGGCCGATGGCTTCGATCAGCCGCTGGGCTTTGTCGCGGACCCAGCGGGCGGCGGAGCCGAGGGCGCCCTTGGTGGCGTTGCGGCCGTTCCAGGCGGCGAGGAGGGCGTCGACGTCGACCGCGGCGACGGCTGCGTCACGGAGCCGATCCGCGGTGTCGGCGGCGATCCGGTCCAGGTCCGCCCCCGGGTCGGGGGCGTCAGCTTTTCCCAGGTCACCGCCGAATGTAACGAGGGCGGGGTCGATGTCGAACTTGAGCAGGTCGGCCGGTTCGACGATGTGCTGCAGCTGGAACCGCCGCCCGGTCCTTCCCTTCGCCGCCCACCGCCGGTACGCGGCGGCCTCGGCGTGCTTCGCCGACGAACCCCCAGCGTTCGAGTCAGAGCGGGAGGAAGCCGACGGCTGCCCAGCCCGGCTCCCCCCCGCCTGTGACCCCGTGCTGCCCGCGCCAGGGTCACGTTCCTTCGCGTCGACCGCCCGCTCCTCAAGCTCGGCGGCGGCCTCCGCGCGTTCTTCGGCGCCCTCAACGAACGTGATCGTCCCGCTGGAGCTGATGATGGCCGGCTTGTCCGCCTCCGGGATGCTGTAGCGCGGGAGGCCGCGCCGGTCCCGGCCCTCATTCAACGTCATCAGGCCAGCGGCCACGTCCTCGACGGTCCTGTCTTCGTCCTGGTCGGAGTCGGACTCGTCCTCGATGCCGAGCCATTGGAACTCCAGCTCGCGGGGGAGGCCGAGGTGGGCGCGGGAGATGTCGGTGATGAGGTTCGCGATCCAGCGCAGCGCGGGCTTGCGGCCCTTCCGCTCACCGAGCCTGTCCTGCCCTTCGGCGTGACCCTCACCGCCGAGACCCTGGGCCTCGACGAACCCCAGCTCGTGCGCGGTCAGGTCGAAGTGACCGGCCACCAACTTGATGAGGAACAGGTCGAACTCGGGCTTGTACTTCTCGGACTGGCGGTCGGCCGAGGCGCTGTCGTCGGGCCGCAGCCCGGGCGGGAGGACGCGGTACCGGTGCCGGGCAGCGGTGTTCCCGGACAGGTGGTCGTTGAGCGCGGTCTCGTACTCGGCGACCTGCGCGGGCGTCCACATCGTCGACCCGGTCTGCTCGTTGATGATCCACCCGGAGGGCATGACGCCGTCGGTGTACTCGGCGCGCACCCACGCGACCCGCTTCATCCACAGGTCGATGTCCATCAGGGCCTGCTCGACCGGCGACAGGCCGTACGGGGTGTGGGTGCGCACCTCACGCCGGATGTAGATGAGCTGGTCGGAGGTGTAGGCGCCCGGGATCTGCTCGGCGCCGTCCATGTCGCTGACGTCGGCCATGAACTCGCCGCGGGGGAAGCCATGGATGATCTGTTGATACGCGGGTTCGGGCGGGGCGGGTCGGCCGCCGCGGTGGTTGAGCAGCGGCTTGATGGTCGAGCCGTCCAGGACCTCGAGCGAGTACAGGTCGCCGCCCAGCGTGTAACGCGGGTAGATGGGCAGCGCGTCGAGGACGAGCATCTCTTCGAGTGCCGCGCACAGCCACTCGGTGAAGGTGTAGCCGTTGCCGCGGTCGGGCACCTGCCAGAACTCGATGGCGGCGTCGATGTCGCCGACGAAGCGGTCCCGCAGCTCGCGTTCGACGTCGAGGGCGCCGGCGTCGGGCTTTTCCCGGCGGGCCTTGTCGACGGCGCGGCGGGACAGGACGAAGTCCCATTCGAGGCCGCGGACTTCTTCCTTGCGGACGCGGAGGCAGTCCCGGATCAGCGGGAGGTTGGCGGCGTCGCGCAGCGTCTTCCATGGGACCAGCCGGGACGACTGCCCCGGCATGTTCCAGCTGACGGGGTATTCCCACAGGCGGGGTTCGGCGCGGCCGGATGCCCGTGTGGGGTCGAGCGGGGCCGGGGTGAGGGGGATGCCGGGGCCGAAGGCGTAGGGGTAGGTGTCGCGTGGGAGGGGCCGGGCGAGGGACGCGGTGTCGCCTTGGCGGGCCTGCTGCGCGAGGAGGCCGGCGACCTGCTCGGCGGTGTAGACCTGCCCGCTGGTGGCCGAGCCGAGCTGGGCGGGGATGGCCTTCTCGATGGGGCGTCGGTTGCGTCGGCGGCGGGCCATGCTCACCCCTTCACGCGGCGCGTTTCGCCTGCTTGAGCCACTCCAGCGCCGACAGGGCGTCACCGGGCGGGTTGTAGAACGCCAGCAACAGCGCGTCGGCGTTGTCCGGGGAGCGGCCGAGCCGCTCGATGATGTCTTCCTTCTTCTCAACCTGAATGCGGCCCTGCGGATCCAGGAGCCAGCCGGGTTCGAGGAGCTGGGCGATGGTCTGGTCGGCGTTGTCCATCGAGCTGAGGTCCCAGGTGCGTTCCTGGGCGTGCAGGCGGGCCATCCACCACATCTCGGCGCGGGCGTTCTTGTACACCTCGGGCTCCCGCGAGGCTTCGGCGGCGTTGACGCCGACGATGGTCGCGGTGTGCGCGCCGCCGGAGCCGAGGTTGACGAGCTCGCCGACGAGACCCCAGCCGATGCCCGTGGAGTCGATCTTTACGCGGGTGGCGCCGGTCTCCCGGATAGCCCGAAGAACCAGGGGGGCGATGGTGTTGGGCTGGTCAGAACGCTCGCGCCATTCACGACCAGCGACCGGACCACGCCGCTCGCGAATGACGGTCTCATCTCCTCCGCCGCCCACATCGACGCCGAGCTCAACCGGTAGAAGCTCATCGTCAGACCGCGGGGTTTCGACTCCGAGGCGGCAGGCTGCGACATCGCTGGACCGCACCACCTTGCCGGGGTCGTCGTCGGAGAACTCGCCGAGGACCTTGGCCCGGTAGATGGGGTTGTCCTCGCCCCACTCGAGGCGCTTCTCCTCCGCCCAGTCCGGGTGGATGAGCAGCTCGCCGAGCTCGGCCGGGACCTGCTCGCCGGTGAAGTTCGGGGAGTCGAACGCGCTGATGCCGATCTGGTGCCACATCGAGGTGGGCTTGCACACCCGCGCGAAGTAGCTCGAGGAGTTGTCGGGGTTGCCGATGGCCAGCATCCGGCAGCCCGGGTTCGTGGTGAGCGCGTCGGCGGCGATCCACAGGTCCTCAGGGATCCCGCACGCCTCGTCGAGGATGACGAGGACGCGGCGGGCGTGGATGCCCTGGAAGGCGCCTTCGTCGTGGTCGGCCGGCTTCCGCCCGAACGCGACGAGCTCCCCGAGGTCGTCGATCCACTCCGTCTGGTTCACCCGCCCGCTGAGGTTGCCCTTGCGGTGGGCCTGCCGGATGTACCGCCACAGGATCGCCCGCACCTGCGCGAACGTCGGCGCCGTCGTGACGACGAACGCCTCGCCGGGGTCGTGCACGTCGAGCCACCACGCGACCGCGCGGGACGCGATGTGGGACTTGCCGACGCCGTGGCAGGAGCGGACCGCGGTGCGGCGGTGGTCGCGGATCGCGGACAGGACCTCGTCCTGCTTGGACCACACGTGTTCGCCGAGGCGCTGCTCGACCCAGGCGGTGCCGTTGTCACGCCAGGCGTCGACGCGGGCGAGGGTGTCGAGGCTGTCAGCTAGCGACGAGGCGAAGACGTCGAGCAAGGTGGGTCGCCGCCTCCCGCTGCTGCTCCCGGGGTAGGCCGGCGTCGTCGAGGGCGCCGAGCAGCGCCTGCTTGACGAGGTCGGCCTGCTGCTGGGAGATCTTCACGAGGCGTTCGTCGATGTTCAGGCGGGCGATCGTCGCGAGGACGTGGACGCAGCGGTCGAGGGCGCGCTCGTACACCTGGATCTCAGCCCTGACCTCGTCGCTGCCGCTGGTGTAGTTCCTGGCCGCGAGGTCCTTGAGGGCGGAGACCCGCTCGGCCGCCAGCTCCTTCCACGCCGTGATCTCCCCCGCCAGGTCAGCCAGCGCGGTGAGGGGGTCGTGGATGGGTTTGATGTCGAGCCGGCCGAGGGTGGCGGTGATCTCCTGCTCGACGACGCGGGCGGCGGCTGCGGCCTTCACGCGGGGGGCTCGGCCGCCGTGCTTGTTGCAGACGGTGCCGCCGCGGATGGCCCACAGCTTGCACGGGTCGCCGGTGCGGCTGGAGTGGGCGGTGCAGCGTTTCTTGTCGGGGCGCCGGTCCTTGGGCACGGTCACCCCCTGACGTGCGTCGGCCCCGTGCTGCCTCTGGGCAGACGGGGCCGGGCGCATCCTTGCCGATCTTCGTGGGAGGTGTCAAGCAGAGGTCGGGCGACGGCGCGGCGGGACGGCCCGCGCCTCCACTCTGGCGGCCTCGACGGGGCGGCTCGCAGTCGCGGTCGGCGCGGGGCTCCTCTGCGCCTCGATGTGCCTGCCGATGTTCTCCACGGCGGTGGCGATGCGGGCGAGCGCGTCGCCGATCTGCGCGGCCTGCTCCTCGGTCATGGGGTCTCTCCTTCGCGTAGTTGCAGCAGGTCAGCCACGTCGTACAGGGGTCGTCCGTTGCCGTCGTAGTCCAGCGAGTGCAGCCGCCGCCGGGACGCCCAGGAGTACACGGTGCCGGAGGGGATGCCGAGGTACTGCTGCGCCTGCCTCGCCGTCAGCAGCAGCACGTCGGGCGCGGTCGCGAGCAGCTCGGTGCAGGCCTGGATGTCGTAGCCGTCGTCGAGGCGTTGGCAGTGGCGGCGGATGGTGCCGGCGGGGCGGGCGGTGAGGGCGACGAGGACTTGGGTGTCGCCGATGCTGCGCCCGTCCGGGAGGTGCTGGAGCTTCAACGCAGCCCTGCGAGCACGATCAGTGGCAGCGCCTTCCACTGGGCGGCCCGCTCGTCGTTGGCTTCAGCCTCAGCGAGCCACCGCACGAATGAAGGCTGCGCTGCCTCGCGAGACTCCGAACTCTTCCATTTGAAGAAGGGGTCTGCTCCCCAGCCGTCGCGCGGCTTGTACTCGAATGCGATCATCTGAGCCGCATCGGATTCATCCCCGTACAATATCCATCGACGGGTGGAATATCTCCACTCGCTCTTGAGCGTGAGCCCATCGGCGTCCGCCTGACCGAAATACTTCTCCACATACAAGTTCAGGAAATTCCAGTTCGTGACAATCACCGGCCGTGGAGTCTTGCTCGCGACCGAACGAACCAGGGCACCGGTTTCCCGATGCACGCCGACGACGTTGACACCCTGTCCCGCCCCGTCCTGTCTGTCGCGGACGCGGCCGAACGGCTCGATCTCAGCAGGGGTGACCTCGTCCAGCTGCCGGTACACGGAGAGAGTCACCTGGCGGTTTCCCACCATTAGCACCCTCACGGCGGCGGTGAGGACTTCCACGGTGGCTTCAGGCATGTCCGCTCCTGTGCTCGGCGATGACTCGATTCATCAGGTCGAAGTCGTTCTCGTAGAGGGGCGGCGAGCCGATGATCTCTGGAGGGAAGACGATCACCTCGCGGCAGTCGGGGCAGACGGCGGCAATCTGGCCGTTCGCAAATGCGGCATCAATGATGGCCTGCTTCTCCGCGGAGAGCGTTATTCCATGCGGGCAGGGGAAGTGCGGCATTCAGCGGCCTCCGTTCACGTAGTCCTCGACGAGGTCGTCGAAGTCGCCTGCGTTGACTCCGTCGAGAAAGGCGGTCCACTCACGGAGGCTGAACAGCAGCTGGCGGCGAGTGTCGGCGGTGTGGCGGACGGCGATGACGTCGCCGATGCGTTCGACTTGGACGCAGTCGGCGCCGGAGCAGAACGACGAGATCCGCGGGCCGCTCACGGCTGCTCCTGCCGACCAGTGAGCCAGTCCTCTTCCTGCGCGGCCAGGAACGTCCGGCGCGCCTCGGCGGCTTCGCGGTCCTCAGCGCGGCGGTCGAGCTCGATCTCGACGAACGCGCCGACGAGGAGGAGGGCGACGGCGGCGACGAGGGTGGTGGGGATCCACCGCCAGTCGAGCCCCCAGAACACGCCGACGATGACGGCGGCGCAGGTGAGGCCGGCGATCGGGGCGCCGATTTTGAGGATGGGGCCGGGTGGTCGGGCCATGGCGGTGCTCCTCATGAGGCGATGGGTTGGTGCTGGTCACGGCCGAGCTTGACGAGTTCGTTGCCGGTGTAGCGGTGCCCGCACGAGCCGCACCGCAGTGCCGGGATTTCCCGGATCGGCTCGTCGGGTGGGCGAGGCGGCAGCTCGGGCATGAAGAGCGGCACGGCGCACGTCCACCGGCCGCGTGGGTCCTGCCCGCCGACCTCGTGGCCGTCGTCGTCGACGATGGCTCGGCAGGTGCCCACCGACGCTGGGGGCGGGTCGCCGAGAGCGGCCCTCAGAGCCCCGGAGACGCCCCGTAGGTCGGTCCAGGCCTCCCACACCCAGTCTTGGGCTGCGATCCAGCCGACGGCCCCGTACAGCCACGCGGAGACGTGTTCCACGCTTGCTGGTTGTCGTGGTCCTGCCTGTGACTGGCCGTCGAGGGCGCGCCTGTCGACGCGGGCGGCCAGCTGGCGGAGCACGACGAGCGGCGGGCGGGGGGCGCGGTCGACGTCGTCGGGGCCGGCGATGTCCGGCCTCGACCTCGGGTCGCGGAGGACGAGGACGCCGTCGTCGGCCGGGGACGTGGAGGCGAACCCGGACGGGCCGATCGCGGCGATCCCGTGCCTGCCGCGCTGCGCCGAGAGCTGGGCGTACAGGACGGGGATGGACGGGTGGACGTGCGGATCCTCGGGGCGCTCGTGGTTGAAGCGGGTGCCGTGTTGGCGGGGGTTGAGGAGGTCGGCGAGGCGGTCGTGGTGGCGCCAGCAGATCAAGCCGATGCCGGCGTCCCACCGGCAGCCGAGAGCGCACTTCACGCTGCCCACCCACGCCCGGTCGGGTCGGTGACGATCCGCAGGGCCTGCCGCAGCGGCTGCTTCGGGGCGATCCACGCTCCCCATCCGGATCGGCGGGCCCGGGCGACGGCCGCGTCGTGGCGGGCCTGGATCTCCTCCGCGCTGCGGGGCGTGATGGGGGTGGCGGGTCTGCGGCTGCAGCGGCAGCGGTCGAGGAACGGGCCGCGCACCGACCCGCCGTCGGGTGGCGTCGGCAGGGATGCCGATTGCTGCCCGCTAGACGCCTTCCTGCTTGACGCTTGACGTTGGGTGCGTGTGTCGGGGCCGGGAACAGACATCAGGGGCTCCTAGGGCATCTCAGGCGGTTTCTGGGTGGCGGGCTACGAACGCGTCCAACTCGGCCTTCGTCGGCGGCCGCGGCGGGTGCGCCACCGCCCACGGCTTGCACGACGGACACGGCACCGGCCGATCCGCCCCCACCGCCGACAACCACCCCCGACGGCATTCGTGCTGGTCAGGGGTGTCGTCGACGGGTTCCCCCGTCCGATCACGCCTCACGGGTGACCAACCCCGTCCACGCGCTCCGTCCCTCGGGTGCGGGCGTAGCGCAGGAGCCGGTGCCAGTCCTCGGAAGTGACCGGGTCTTCGGAGCCGGATGGCACGCCGTGGGAGAACGCGGCGTCGATCCGCGCTGCGGCCTCGCAGGCAACCTGTCCTGCGTCGCGGAACTGGTCGATCTCGGCTCCTCGACGGTCGTACTCGGCCAGGAGCACGGCGAGGTCGCTCCGGCCAGCGGCGGCGGACATACGCCGGAGGTAGCGCTCAGCCTCGGCCAGGGCGGGTCGGTCGTGCTGGGCCTCGATCAGCGCATCGACCATCGCCAGCGGCGGAACGGCGGGCTGGCGCATCTGCTGGGCGGGCATGGGCGGGTTGCGGCGGGCGGTGGTCATGCGGTCGCTCCTTGGCTGACGAGGCGGATGTGCTTGCAGCGTCGTGCGGGCTCGGCGGGCCGGCCCTCGGGTCCGAGGACCCAGCCGAAGTCGTCGCAGCTGCCGCACTCCTTGCGGCGGCGTGCGCGTTCGGCCTGCTCATCGGTCTTGCGGTTGGCGGCGGCCTCTGCGGCGCGTTCGGCGGCGAGGCGTGCGTCGCGGCAGACGTGGCAGGGCTTCTCGCATGGAGGGTCGTGGGGGCGGGGGCGCTCGTGCGCGTTCGGCACCGCAGCCCCCCCTCCCAAATCTCCATTGGAATAAGGACGGGTCGGGTCGGGTCGGGACGGGGTCGTGATCCGTTCGGAAACCGAACCAGATCCGTTCTGGAACGCGGGTAGATCCGGGGTAGATCTTGAGGACTTGCCCGGACCAGGCCCAGCAGGACCGGTCCCGGGGGGCAGCAGCGTCATTCCTGCCTGGTCAGGCGTCCGCGAACCCTTCGCCGAGTTGCACGCCCGGCACGCCACGACAACGTTCCCGAAGCTGTTGTCACCGGCCGGGTCGACATGGTCATACGTGCCACCCTGGCCCGAGCGACGGTCCTTCCAGTTGACCAGTACCGCGCAGTAACGACACCGATTGGCGTCCCGGTCGCGCACCGCAGCCGTCAGTTCTGGGTCACGGTGCAGCGCCGCACGCCGCGCGTTGCCTGCGCGGACCGCCAGTACCTCGACCTTTGTCGGCTGCATGTCGACCCAGTCGTGGAACTGGTAGCCGTCCTCTCCGTCCTGCTTGGCGTGCTCCCACAGGCCGACGTCGACGAGCCGGCGGGCGTACCGGTGCTTCGGGTCGTGCCGCTGCACGATCTCCTCGGGCACGAACCCGTCGGTGAGCTCGCGGGCGGCCCAGGAGCCGGACAAGGCCCAGAGGCCCATCGCGGGAAGGCGGTCGCGGCCCAGCTGACGCACCTTGCGGTGGTCAGCCAGGCCGTCGTCGACCTTGAACCAGGTCATCAGGCGGCTGTCTCCTTGCGTGGGGATGCCCGGACGGGGAGCTGTCGGGGCGGTGTGGGAGCCTGCGCGGCTCCCCGGTCGAAGGCCCGCACCCAGCCGAGGCGCTGCTCCGCGGTGGTGTCCGGGTCGATCTGCGCGGCCAGCACCGTCACGAGCGCCTCGACCGGGTTCACGCCGGGCGGCGGGGCGAGGCGCAGGGCGGCGGCGACGTGCGCCCGGATCTCGTCCGGGCCGTCGAAGTGGATCGCGCCGACGATCTGCTCGGTGAGGTGCAGCAGGTCCTCGGCGTACAGCGCCCGGGCCCTGCCCGCAGCGGCCGGCACTGCGGGCGGGGCCAGGGCAGGCAGGCCGCGTGCCGCCCGGGCGTGCACCAGGCCGCCATGCCCGCGGACGAACCGGTACGGCTCACCCTTCACCGCGCCTCGGCGGCGGTCGGTCTCCTTCGCGATCGGGGTGGTCTGACCGCACCCGCACTCGCAGAGCTTCACCTCGAGCGGGTTGTGCCCGTTGATGTATCGGCGTGGCTGGCCCTTGACCGAGCGCCAGCGGGCGTCGGTCTTGGTTGCGATCTTCGTGGGCTGGCCGCAGCCGCAGTCGCAGAACTGCGCCGCGACCTTCGTCCGCGCTCGGGTACCGACCGTCTTGCGGTTGTGGCCGCGGATGAACCGTGTCGGCTGGCCTTGCACCGCGCCGGACCGCGCGGACGTCTTCCGCGCGATCGGGGTGGGCTGGCCGCACCCGCAGCCGCACAGCCTCGGGGCTGTCACGACGCCACCGCCAGGGCGGGGAGGGCGCGCGGGTCGCCGTCGCGGCGGGCCCGGTAGTAGGCGCGCTCGAACGCCGTGTAGGCCATGCCGAGCCGTTCGGCTGCCTGCCGCATCGTGTAGCCCTCAGCCCGCAGCAGCACCCACTCGTCGAGCAGCTCGTCCCGGGAGCGGGTGAACCGTTCGAAGTCGATCAGCTCACCGTTGGCCCGCGCCCGGCTGCGGCAGGAGTCACAGAGGCCGCGGCCGGCGTGTCGGCGCCATCCGGCCTGACCTGCCGTGCGTACGGGGACGAGCGGGTAGGGGCATCGGCGGCAGCGCCGCACATCCGGGCCGGCCTCGGCAGGTGCCGGGTCGGCGGGTTCCCGGGCGATGCAGCGCAGGTTGTGGCCGGCGATGAACCGCAGTGGCTGGCCCTTGACTTGCCCCCACCTGCGGTCCGTCCTCGTCGCGACGTCGGTTCGCTGCCCGCAGCCGCACTCGCACAGCTTCGGGGCGGTCATGCCGCACGCTCCGCGGCGTCGGCGGCGACGATGAGCCGGCCGATGTGCTCGGCGACCTGCGGGACTACGGCGTTCCCGAGGGCGTGGAGGGGGTCTCGCACCACCGAGCGGGGAATCCCATGAGCCACTCGATCCACCGCGGGTTCGCGTACCCATGCGGAACCGGTCGGCGGGGTCGACGGCGACCGGGACCATGCGGTCGTCGAGCGACACCCGGACACAGCCGGGAGTCGCGGTGAGGACGTCACCGGGAATCGACCGCTGCACGTCGGGCATGAACACCTGGACGCGCTGTTCGGGCTCGTAGAGGGTCATGCGGCTGCGCTCCGTTCGCGTGGGCGGGGCGTGTAGCCGCGGAGCTCGGCTTCGTCGGCGGCGGTGCCGTCGCAGAGGCGGCAGGAGTCGCCGGAAACCGGATCGCAGGGGCAGATGCCGGCGCGGATGAAGTAGTCGACCTGCCAGGCGGGGTTGATGCCGGAGGCGCTCACGACGTCGCCTCGTCGAGGATCGCCTTGGCGAAGGCGACGGCCGCCTTCGCGGTTCCGAAACTGGCGACCCGCATAGCGATGCGCATCTCGCCGGCATCGGCTTCGGCGCGGAGCCACGCGGCGAGGGGCTCGGCGAGGTGCGGCGCCATGAGGCACAGCCAGCGCATGTCAGCTGAGCTCGGCTCGCCGCCGTACTCCTCGGCCACCTCCTCGGGCCAGCCCATGACGTTGCCCATGCGGTAGCCGTTCTCGAAGGGCCCGCCATACACGGCCCCGAAGCCGGGCCCGTCCGTGCTGAGGAACCCGTTCCAGCTGCCGGGGGTGGTGTCCTTGGCGAAGTCTTCGATGAGGTCGGCTGCGCGGCGCAGCAGGTCGGCGCTCACGACGTCGCCTCGTCGGGCTCGTCGCCGGTGGCGGGGCGGGCGGCGTGGTACTCGCCGAGCCACCGGTCCACGGCCTCCTTCAGCGCGTCCTTGCCGGCCACGTCGAACGCCTGCAGGCGCTGGATCACCTGGTCGGCCTCGGCGTACGTGAGGTCCTTCGACGACTCGACGGCCCGGCCGACGAGGTGGGAGAGCACGGCGAGGCGCTCGTCGCGGGCCTCGACGCCCGCCTTCCGCCAAAGGGCGTGCATGTGCCGGTGCTGCTTCTGGTCGGCGACGACGTCGGCGTCGATCGGCTCGTCGGCGGCCGGGGCCTCGTCGACGGGCGGCTCATCGCCTGCGGGGTGGACCTGGCGGGCCTTCACCTCGTCGGCGACCTGGGTGATGTGCTCGCGCAGCTCAAGGTCGGCGGGGCGTTCGGTCTTCGCCTTCCGCCACAGGTTCTGCAGTTCCGCGACGTCGCCGCGCTTCGCAGCTGCGTCGATCCAGGCTGCCCACTCGTCGTCGCTCATGCCCATGGGCTCCGGCTGGCCGGTGGCGCGCTCGTGCTGCGTGGCCGGCTTCGACGCCCAGTTCGGGTCGGCGGGCCGCTGGCCGATGACTCGCGGGGCCTGCTCCGTCTGGTCGGCCTGCGCCATCTCCTCAGGCGTGTAGATCCCTGAGAGGTCCTGCGGGAATGCCTTCCGCATCGCCAGCGCCTCAGCGCACTTCGCGATCATGAGGGCGCCCTTGCTCTTCCACATCGGGGAGAGGGAGCCGTCGTAGTTGGTGACGGCGTACTCCCGGAACAGGGCGACCCCGACGGCAGGCCTCTGCCAGTCCTTGCGGTACACGCGGACGCGGGCGGCGGTGGGGGGCTTGTCGGACGTCCACACGTCACGCCACACCCCGTCGGGGCCGCACCACTCGGGGTCGTCCTGCCCGTCGTACTGCGGGCGGCGGTCAGCGACGACCCGGAATCCGTCGATGCCGGTCTGGATCGTGTACTTCGTGCACTGCGCCTTCTTGTCCCAGCGGCCGATCATGTAGATCTGCTTGGCGAACGGGTCGAGCCCGGTGCGCTGGGACTGGTGCAGGAACACGGCGAGGTCGGCGTCGGTGGCCTCTTCGAGGCCGAGCTGGACGAGCGCGGCGCGCTGCCGCGGGGTCCACTCCTGCTGGCCGGGCGACAGCTCCAGGGCGCTGCCGGGGTGCCGTTCGATCTCCGTCGTCGTCACGACGCTGCCTCCGTGTCTTCGTTCGGCACCGGCTGGGACGGCTCAGGGCTCGTCCCAGCCGGGAGTTCAAGGAGTCGCCCGTCCCAGGTCAGGAGCCCGGCGGCGACCATGCGTTCGATGGCGGGGCCGGCGTTCTTGTCGGGGCGGACGACGAGGGATCCGCGGGGCTTGACCCGCTCGATGCCGGGCATCGGCTGTTCGCCGCGGGCGGCTGCGGCGACGGCGGCGTTGACCGCCTCCGCCTTCACGCGTTCGATGCGGGCGAGCAGCTCGGGTGCGTGCTCGCGGAGCACCTCGATGACCTGCTCGTCGGTTCCGGCGATGTCGTCGACGTACTCGACGTTGCGCGGGTCCTCGCCGAGCCAGCGGGCGAGCGCGTCGCGGTCGGTGATCTGCCAGCTGGGGTCGGGGTCGGTGCGGTAGACGGTGCCGAGCTTCGAGTCGTCGAGCGGCGACCGGATGGTGGTGCGGGTGCCCTCGGCGTAGCGGTGCTCGATGGTGGCGCGGGCGGCGGCCTTGGCCTCCTTCACGCGTGCTTCGAGGACGGCGAGGACGATCGGCTCCAGCTCGGGGGGCAGGTCGGTCACGACGTCACCGCCGGGCGGAACTCCTCGATCAACCGGGCGAGCCACGGCGGGACGTCGGCGGTATGCGTCCGCCAGTCGAGGCGGTAGCTGCGCTCGATCGTGCCGCGCGCCCGGCCCAGGCGGGCCTCCTGGGAGCCGGAGCGCAGGGTGGCCGCCCGGCGCTGGATGTCGCGGTCGTGGATGAGCTCGCCACGCACGTACACGGCACGGAGGTGGCCCGTCGTGATGTCGTAGTGGATCTCGGCGGAGATGCAGCGGATCGCAACCCGACCAGCCGGCGTGTACGACGTGCACCCCTCGGGCAGGTCGGTGATCTCGACCTTGCGGGAGTCGTAGATGCGCGCGTCGCTCATCGGGTCCTCCGGGTGGGCTTCGGGCGGGGGCGGGTGTCGGGCTCCCCCGGCCGGTCGCCCCAGCCGGGCGAGGCGGGCCGCCACAGGCCGTTGACGACGCGGGGTGGGGTTGGAGGCGGCTCCAACGGCACCGTGCTGCGGGCACCGCCCATCGGCTTCGTCCGCTTCGGCATCGGATTGCGCAGCTCAGGCATCGGAGGCACCGCCCTCGACCGCGAGCACGTCGCCGGCGAAGTACTCGCCCCCGACGGCGCTCCACACATCGACCTCAGTTCCGCCGATGACCCCCGTCGCGTGCAGGTAGCCCTCGCCGGAGGCGACGAGCTTGACGCGGATGAGCTGGGCGCCAACCGAGGCTGCCCAGGCGTTGACGTCCGCTTCGGTGATGGGCCGACCGTGCAGCGCGATCTGCAGGCTCGGGTTCGGGTCCCACGAGTTGGTGAGGTTCACCGGCGCGAGGTCCGGGTGGTTGTCGAGGTGGTCGGCGAGAGCGCGCAGGAATGCGGCCTGCCGCCGCGTCGGGCTCATGCCGCCCCCCCGGCCTGGGCGCGGATCTTCGTGGCGGCCTCGCGCAGCGCCGCCACGACACGGCTGTCACCAGCGCTGTCGGACCAGTTGTAGAGGTCCTCCGGCGTGTCGAACCCCAGCTTGTCGAGGACGGCGGCGAAGACGGGGTGCGGCTCCCACGGAAGCTCCTGGCCGTCCTCGTCGCAGGCGTCGACACAGCTGGTTGCCGTGAAGGCCTCCTCGACCTGGTCGGCGCGGCGGTAGCCACACACCACGGCGAGCGCCCCGGCGGTGCAGCACGAGTCGCCCGGCTCGTAGTCCCAGCGGTCGGTGGCGGCCGACCACAGGTCCCCGACCTCGAGGCCGTCGGTCTCGATGAGCTGGGCTGCGGCGTCGATGAGATCGGCGATCTGGTTGGGTGTCAGATCCTCGGTGATCGGGCGGTCTGCGGGTATCGTTTCCATTACGGGTTCCCCCAAGGGCTCGGGTGTTGGTTGTCGGATTGGGCCCTCGTCGATGCGCGGCGGGGGCCCTTTCTGCTGTTCAGCGGGCGGTGTGGCCGATCTGGGCGAGGCCGGCGTAGAGGGCGGCGGCGTCACGCCGGGCCGGTTGGGCGGCGGCTTCGATGACGGCGTCGTCGTCGGCCAGCAGCCGGGGCGGGATGACCTGGTGGACGCGGACCCGGACCCGTGCGGCGGCGCGGCGGCGGGCGGCCTGGGCGGCGGTGACGCGGCGGTGGCGGCCGGGGCTGCCGAGGTAGACGAGGCCCAACTGGTAGGCCGCGGCGGCGGCGGCGACGAGTGCAAGGAGCAGCCAGGCGTTCACGAGCTCGCCTGCCAGGCACCGGCGCGCACCTCGCGCTGGACCAGCTGCGCGCCGTCCGCGTGGTACTGCTTGGCGACGCGGCGGGCGTAGGCCTCGCCGCCGTCCTGCGCGAGCTGGTGCGGCTCGGCCTGCTCGATGGTTGCGTCGTCGGGCCACTGCACGCCCCACTCGGTGCGCACCTCGGGCTGGTTGGTCATCGGCCGGCCGCCTCGATGTCGTCGGCGGGCGTGTACGACGACGTCGACACCCGGACCGATCCACCCGACAGCAGGAAGGTGCGCTCCGTGAACTGCTGCGAGTAGAGCGGGCTGGCAGAGTCGCGGGCGGGCTGCTCGACCGCGCCACGGTCGGCGAGCACGTCGGCGAGCTGGCGCTGACCGTCGCTGTCCATGATCTGCAGGACGACGAGCACATCGGCGTAGCCGCTGTCGGCGGGAGCCGTGGTCTTCTCGACGAGGTCGGCGAGGGCGCGCAGGTCAGCGGCCAACCGCTCCCCCGCCGTCAGCTCGGTCTTCACGGGCGACGGCTTCGCGGGCGCCGACTTCGCGGCGGCCGCGCGCGGGGAGGCGGGCTTGCGGGGCGCGGTACGGGCGGTGGTCATGTTGGGCAGATCTCCTCGGGGGTATCAGGGGTTGGGGTCAGGCGGTGCGGCCGCGGAGCGGGCCCGGCTGCTCGGTCCAGGCGTCGAGCCACTCCTTGCGGTAGCGGCGGCCACGGCCACGGCCGGCCGACGTCGACTCCAGGACGCCGGCGGCAGCAGCCGCGCGGACGGTGCCGGGGTGGCGGCGCGTGTACGCGGCGGCCTCCGCGGTGTCGAGCCAGCAGTCGTCGGCGAGCGAGATGGCGGCACTCATGCCACTGCCTGTCGCTCGTCATCTGCCTGCTTGTTACTTGACGGCGCGAGCTCGAAAAGCTCATCGACGCGGCGACGGAGAACCCTCGCGATGCGCTTCGCGGTGTCACGCGAAGTCGACTTGCCGCTGAGGATCTTGTCGACCGTGCCGTAGGTGGAGCCAGCAAGAAGGCCGAGCTCTCGGAAGGTGAGGTCGCCGCGGGCTCGCATCGCCGCCTTCACCTCGTCCGGATCGCGGGCCCGCATCAAGCCGTTCGGCGCGGCCATGTTGCTCCTTCTGGTTGCTTGCTGCTGGACGACACACAGCTTGTCAGTTGACGCCACGACCGTCAACAGCTGCTTGCCGATTCGCTGCCCAACGGTTGACGCGCTTGCCAGGGGCAGGAACACGGGTTTTCCCTGGTCAGATCAGGGAAGGTTGCACTCAGCTCGTGACGCTAAAGTGCGCGCCAACGTCAAGCGCGCAGCAGATGGTGCGGTGCGTGCTACCAGGGAAGACGAGTGAGAGACTGACCGTTGACGGAACGCGACTTGACGGGCGACGGTGAAAAAGTGCTGCCTCTCCACGAGCTCATCCGTGCCCGCATGGAAGACCGCGGATGGTCCTACGGCCAGCTCGAGCACCGCTCCAAGGGAGCGTTGTCCAAGGGCCGGTGGCAGCAACTCGGCACCCAAGTCCGGATGAAGAACTTCCCCGAGCCCGACACCCTCCGGGTCCTGGCGCGGGTGCTGGAGGTCGACGAGACGACGATCCTGCTGTCCGTCGGTGAGTCCCTCGGCCTGGACGTGACACGCCGCGGGCCGATGCTCGCGCAGCTCCTCCCCGCCGGCACCGACCAGCTGTCCGAGCGGTTCCGTGACGCGATCCTCGCGTTGATCCGCGCCGCCGTCGCCGAGTCGTGGGCCAGGGGCGGCGAGGAACCCGGCCAGGCCGGGGTTGCCACGAACGTGACGCTCGAGTGGTCGAAGACTGATGCAGCAACTGGGCAGAATCCGGGTGGCCGATCGGTCGGTAACGGGGCCTGATCCTGGCCGCGGGTCAGCTGCGGTCCGACTCCTCATCCCCCTCGTCGTCCGGTTCGTCGTCGCTCTCTTCGTCGTCGGCGGGCTCTGAGTCGTCTTCGGCATCTTCGTCGTCGTCGAGGTCGACGTCTGGCACGTCGACGTCGGGCAGCTCAACGTCGGGCAGGTCCGGCACAACGGGGAGGTCGACGTCCGGGAGGTCAACGTTCGGCAGCTCGACGTCGGGCAGCTCGATGTCGGGGACATCGATAGGGCCGCCCATGTCGGGGACCTCAACACCGGGCAGGCCGATGTCGGGCAGGTCGACATCGGGCAGGTCCGATGCCTGTTCCTCCGGAGCCGAGGATGCGGGTTCCTGCGCAGCGGGAGGCGTGGCCGCGCCGGGCACGGCAGGAGCGCCTGGCGGGGTGGCAGCCGGGCCCGTGACGGGTGGAACCGTTGGAGCCGCCTCCCGCGCCGGGCCCGGCGCGTCGATGAGCACGTCGACAGGCAGCTCGAGAGGCGACGGCGGTGGCACGCCCGCCGGCCCCTGCCGCATCGGGCCATCCGGTGCCTCAGCCGCCGCCTCCGGTATCACCGGGACCTGGTCAGGCGGGGGATGCTCGGCCGACGGGCGGTCGTCCGCCGCCCTCAGCGTCCCCGCCGCCGCCTGGTCCTCGAGCTGCGGGGTGGTGAGGAGGACGACCACGGCCGCCACGAACACCGACGCGACGAGCGCGCTGAGGAGGGTGAACAGGAACGCCCCGGCCAGGCCGTACGGCGCCACGACGGTCCGGCGGCCCTTCGTCCCCGCCAGCACCTGCTCTGTCGCGCCGGCCGCAACCGTGACGGTGACCGCTGGGTGGGTCTCGGCGGCGAGCTTCTCGAGGAGGTAGCGGCGCAGTGCGGCCTGTTGAGCTGGGGTCAGGTGCTCCGCGTACAGCACCGTCGTGTGGTCCTCTTCGCGCACGGCGACGGCGTCCAGCTCGGCGAGTGGGACGGTGCGTTCGTGCAGCATGCGCGGCACCTCGGCAGCGTTAGGGAGCGCAGGGTCCTCTATTCTGCCGATCAGTCGTTGGCGCGCATCTCCTGCTCGACGGCGTCGGCCTGCTGCATCTGGGCGAGCTCGACCAGAACCGTGGCACGGTCGCGCGGGGACAGCCCTTGGATCCGCTCGAGCGTCTCATAGAGGGTTGATCCGGTCGCGGACTGCACCAGGCCAGCATCGACCAGGATCGCGCCTTCCAGCAGGTCACGGTCTATCCCGAGCCCGCGGACGATCTTGTCCACGGTGGAGTCGCGGAGTCGTGTGATCTCGCCCCGCATGATCTTCGACATCGTCTGAGGTGAGACGTTGCAGCGGGCTGCAGCGGCCCTGATCGAAAGGCGAGGAGTGTCGACGCCGGCGCGGCGGCGGAGCAGTGCGGCGACTCGACTGTCGGGCATTCGATACGTCCCTCGCTGGTGGAGGTGGACATGCCGGAGAGGGGAAGTGGACAACTCCTCGGGAAGGTACCCCTTATCTGCGCTGATGCACAGTGTCAGGAAGCCGGGGACCGCTCACCGAAAAGTGACGATCCGGTCACCGGAGTCACCCATGTGCACGTAGCGCGCACGTCCGACCACGGGTCTAACGTGAAAGTCAGTCTTAGTTTGCCCGCATCAACAAACGAAGCCTCTACGGAAAGGGTGCGCCGCAGCCTCACCACGGACACAGCGGGTCGGCCGTCGGGGGGCTGGCCTGGTCCGTACGCGCGCTCCCCTCGACGGACGAATGGACGGCACATGGGCTCCCCGCTACCTGAAGGTCGAGCAGAAGATCCCCTCATCGAGGGTCTCGGCCGGCTGCTCACCATCGAGCACCGTTCGATGCCGGCGGCGGCGCGTCTGGACCTCAGGATGATCGATGATCACGTCGTCGGCGGCGTGCTCTACCTCGACCCCGACGCGTCGGACATCGACCGCGAACGGGTCCTGGTCGAAACCCTCGCCGCGCTGCTACACGGCCCGGATGCCGCGGCTACGGCCAAGCGCGCGCGACACTTGTACGCGGTCTGACCGAGGCGCGAGGGGGACGTCATGCCGTCTGCGGAGTCGTATCGCACGTCGGAGGGGAAGCTGCGGTGGCGGGGCCGCTACCGCAACGCCTCCGGCCGGAAGGTCGCGAAGACGTTCGACACGAAGTCGGCGGCGATGCGGTGGGCCGGCGAGGAAGAGGCCAAGGTCCAGCGCGGGCAGCGCTCCAACCCGACCGCCGCCCGGATGAAGTGGGGTGAGTGGGCCGACCGCTGGCAGGCCGCTCGCGCCGTCGAACCCTCCACGGCCCGCACCGACGCCGTGACGATCCGGGTGCACCTGCGGCCCCGCTGGGAGACGACCCCGCTGATCGGGATCGCCCGCATCGACGTGCAAGGCTGGGTGAACGAGCTCGGCCGCCGCCGCTCCGCATCCGTGACCCGGCGCGCGTTCTACGGGCTTTCCAACAGCCTGGACATGGCGGTCGCCGAGGGGATCCTCGCCGCGAACCCGTGCCGCGGGGTGAAGCTGCCGACCCGCCCGGTGGAGCCGCCCCGGTTCCTCGAGGACGCCGAAGCCGGGAAGATCCTCTACCACCTGTCGGGCAGGTGGCGGGTGCTGGCCGAGCTGCTGCTCGGGACCGGGCTGCGGATGGCTGAGGCGACCGGGCTGCACGCCGACCGCGTTGACCTCGCCGCAGGCCGCATCTACGTCGTCGAGACGTACGACGCGCCCGCCGGGTCGATGAGCCCGTACCCGAAGTCGAAGCGTCGGCGCACCGTCCCGCTCGGCGGCGAGCTCGCCGCGCTGTTGCAGGAGTGGCTGGACCGGAACCCGCCGCTGCCGTCGTGCGGGAAGCCGCACCGCGCTGGCCGTTGCCCCGGCGGGCTGCTGATCCGCGGGGAGAAGGGCGCCCCGATCGACGGGCACAACTTCGACATGCGGCAGTGGCGGCATGCGATCGAGCTCGCCGGGTTCTACACGGAGGAGCCGACGGGGAAGAAGGGCAAGGACGGGAAGCCGCTCATGCGGCGGGTGCCGACTGTGCATCCGCACGATCTGCGGCACACGTACGCGTCGCGGCTTGTGCAGCAGGGTGTGCCGTTGGAGCGGGTGCAGCTGCTGCTCGGGCACAAGGACCTGGAGACGACGCAGATCTACGCGCACCTTCGCCCGGAGGACGACTGGGACGACGTCCGGGCCGCGCTGTCCACCTCAGTGACGGCAGCCCGGGCCGCTGGTGGCGGGCCCGGGCTGCGAGCGGTGTAGAGGTCAGCCCTCGACGCGGTACTCGGTGCCCCCGATCCAGATGTGGGTGCCGTCGTAGTGGCCGTCGATGTCCTCGTCGAGGTCGGCGAGTAGATCGAGCGCCTCGGTGTTCAGAGTGACGGTGGCGCCCTCCACGTCGACCCGGGGGCCGCCGAACGCCGGGTCGATCTGCGGCATGCCGGCGAGGTACCGAGCCATCTCGGCATCGCGAAGCGCGACCGTCGGTCGGCTGCGAGCGAGCATCTTGTACACGCCGTCCCGGGTTACCCCAGCCGCTGCGGCGATCTCCTCGGCGGTGAACCGGCCGGAGTTCTTCGCGGCCCGCACGGCGGAGACTCGCTGCCGCTCGGCGAGGATGGCCGTCTGCGCGGCGTCAGTCACGGCCGAGAGCAGCTCCGCGGTCCGGTCGTGCCGCTCGAAGAGGTCGGCCGGGTCGTAGTCGCCGATGAACTCGTCCCAGTCGATGTCGCGGGCCTCATCGGCGACATCAACGTCGGCGTACACGTCGCCGTTGCGGGCGAGCGTGATGCCGCGCGGCAGCGCCTCATTGAGGCGTGTCACGTAGTCGGCGTGGACGGCCTCCATGTCGAAGTCCCCGGCGAATTGTCCGGCGTAGGAGTTGAGGTCGAACTTGCTGGCGATGTTGGTGATCTGGGTCGTGGTGGCCATCCGATGCCTCCCTAGTCGGTGTAGACTAGAGTCTACACATGACTGTAGACCTATGTCTACACCTCACGCGGAGAGCGATGGGGCGGGCGATGGGCCACGGCCTCATGTCACCCGGTGACAACTCGCGACGCGTCAAGATCGCCGACACGGGGTCTGACCTGCACGAATGGACCCAACATGACATCTGGACTCATCCGGTAACGCGTGCGGGATTGAACTTCTAATCTCTAGGTCGCAGGTTCGAGTCCTGCCGGGGGCACCCCATCTGACCAGGCAAAACACAGTCGGTGAGATCCGTTCCCGAAGATCAATGGGGCGAGAATGGGCCAGAGGCCCCGAAATGCCGCCCCAACGACTACGGCCCGCCACCGAAGGTGACGGGCCGTAAGCGGCTGAACTTCAGGTCTCACGCCTGCTAGACATCACCCGATCGGCAGCCTTGCCGCTGTCCAAACTTTTGGACACACTCGACGTGTTCGAAAAGTTGGACAGCATCGAGGAGGGGCCGTGGCCCACTGGAGCAACTACCTCGTCACCGGATTCCGCGACGACCAGCCCACCGACGTCACCATCACCGTCGACCCCCGCACCGACAGCTCCGCCGTCATCATGCTGGCGAGCCGGCTCCGGGGCCTCGTCGACGCCCTGCGCACCCCGAAGCGCGGTGACGCCCCCGACCCGCTGCTCACCGAGCACCCCGACGACCTGTACTTCCTCCTCGACCACCTGCACCGCATCCGCATGGTGCTCGAGGGCCAGGAGGAGCGCGTCCTCGAAGTCGCGCACGAGAAGGGCGTCTCGCTGCGGACCCTCGCGTCAGCGCTCGAGGTGTCCAGCCCGTCGACAGTCGAGTACCGCCTCAAGAAGATCAAGGCGGCGAACAAGCGCGGCTACACCGCCGCAGCGATCGACGAAGACCCCATTGCCGCAGGCGAGCCCATCGACTGAAGACCCGGGGCGGCGCACGTCCTGGCAGACCCGCCGCCCCGGGCACTCCCGAACCCGCAACGAGAACAGGAGCACCCGAATCATGCACGACCGCGCCGCAACCACCGTCCTGACCACCCTCGGCTCCCTCGCCGGCCACCACGGCGGCGACTACCTTGTGCAGGCCGATTGCTGGGCGCAGGCCAAGCAGCAGCGCACCCCCGCCGGCCGTCGGGCGCTCGCCGCGCACGCCGCCACGTACGCCGCCACGCAGGCCGTCACGAAGGCCGCGTTCTACCGTGCTGCCGGTGTCCGGGTGCCGTTGCTCGCGCAGCTCGCCGGGGCGGTCGTAGAGGGTGTCCTGCACGCCGTGATCGACGACGGGCGGCTGCTGCGCCGGTTCTCCGACGCCACCGGGAAGCGCCGGTTCCACGATCTCGCCGACCACGGCGTCAACGGCCGGATGCTGCTCGATCAGGCCGCGCACCAGCAGCTGCAGATCCCCGCGGGGACGATCGCCACCGTCGCTGTCGCCGCGTGGCTGGCCCGGCGGGCACGCTGACCGGACGCCACGTCGAGCCGATCGCCGCGCGCGGTCGGCTGGGCGAGGTGCTCGGACAGCGAGCATCCGAGGAGAGGAGCACGGGCATGGGCAAGTGGTGGAAGGACGACGAGGACGTCGACCTCACGATCGTCGGCGTCGGCCAGGTGGGCGGCAAGGTCGGCAACACGGTGGTGCAGAGCGGAGGCGACACGTACGTCAACGGCCAGAAGGTCGGGTCAGGCGGCGGCTCCATCGACATCATCGACGGCGAGGTCTACGTCGACGGCAAGCGCGTCGGCTGACCCCGAACGAGAGAACGCCCCCGTCTCCAGAACCGGAGACGGGGGCGCGTTGTTCGTCGGGACCTCACCAGTCGTCGTAGAGGTCCTCACCGGCCGTCGGCGATGTGCCCGCCCACGACACCGGGTGCCCCGGCCAGTACAGCGGCGCCGGGGCGGTGCGCTCACCGTTCGGGTTGAGGATGTCGCGCACCTCGACACACACCGCCGGCGGCAGGACGTCGTCGTGCACGTCCAGGCCGAGGTGCTCGACCACCGTCGCGACGACGTCGTCGGGCTGCAGGAAGCCGAGATCGAGCGCGAGCTCGGCGACGGTCATGCCCTCGGCCACGGCCCCGCCCTCCTTCACTGCATGTCGATGATCAGCCGGGCAGGCTTCGGCGCTGGCCGGTACGGATCGGTCACGGTCTCGCCGTCCAGCTCAACCCTGCCCGCGCCAAGGTGCCACTCGATCCGCTCCGGCGACAGCCCCGCCGCGAGGAGTCGATCGAACACTGTCGGCACATCTGGCTGCTCGTTGGTCATGGCCGCTCCTGACGTGCCCGGGTCGCGGCGCGCAGCTCGTGGTAGCTCGACGCGAAGGTCGACCACCAGCTGTGCGGGTCGCCGGCCACGATCGCCTGCGCGAGCTGCTTCCCCGACTCCGTCCTCAGCGCCTGGATCGAGGTGTCCGACCACGGCTCGGTGGCGAACCCCTGCAGCGCGTACTCCCGGGCCTGCATCAGCGTCTCGATCTTGTCGGCGTCGTGGGCGACCCGAGACTCGATCGTCTCGGTGTCCTCGTACTCGCCGGTGAGGTCCTGCAGCACCTTCGCCACCTCATCGGGCATCACCGACGTCTGGTGCGAGGTCACGGCCTGCGGCTTCGCTGTGGTGACGTAGCTGCGGCCGACCGACGGGATGTCCCCGATCCGGGTCTCGTGCACGTCGTGCATGAGGCACAGCGCGGCCGTGCGACCGGGGTCGGCGCCCTCGATGGCGGCCAGCACGATGCCGATGAGGCCGACCCGCAGCGAGTGCTCGGCGACGCTCTCCGGGTGCCGGATCCCCAGCAGTAGCCACCCGGCGCGCGGCAGGTTCTTCAGGTGCCCGGCCTCGTGCAGGAACGTCGCGACGCCGTGCAGTGGGTGCGGCTCGCCCTCAGCGACAGGGATCTTCGCCCGGCTGTTCACGTAGACGCCACTGCCGGTGCGGCTCCGGACGAAGCCTTCCTCCTGCAACACCCTGATCGCCGAGCCGATCGTCGAACGTGTCACGCCGAAGAACTCGGCCAGGTCCTCCCCGATGGGCAGCCGCGTGCCGGGCTCGAATTCGCCCGAGAGGATCGCGGCCCGGATCGACGCGGCGATCTTCACGTACGGGGGCCGCGGGTCGTCGCGGTCTACAGGCTGCATAGCCGCAGACCATAGCTGCCTGAGCAGATCACGGCGGGGAGCGGCGCCGTTGACAATTTGCATGCTCAGATCGTACCGTCTGCTTACACATTTTGGTCAAGTGCGTAGGCATCAGGGACGGAAGGACGCGGGATGCGTAGTGCCAGGGAGCTGCTGAACGTGGAGCTGCGGGACATGACGAAGGCGGAGCAGCGCGCCGAGTTCGAGCGCGACCAGGCCGAGATCGTGGCTGGCCGGGAGCGGGCGCAGGAGGACTACCGGCGCCACACCGGCAACACGGAGGCCCCGCGCTTCGGCCTGTTGTGACCGCTTCCCCGGCCGCCGAGATGACGTGGGGTTCGGCGGCCGGGGGCAGCCACCAGCCCGGCTGGCAGGCACCCACGTTCGAGTCGTGGGCGGGCGCCACCAGAGACCAACTTCGAGCAGGAGGCCGCATCCTCATGTCAGTCACGAAGATCCCCGCACCATCCGGCCGTGTAGGCGTGATCACCGACTACCGCCGCGTCGCCATGTCCGTCGCGGTCGACGGGCAGAACGTCGTCTACCAGTTCGACGAGGCCGACCCGGACCTGCGTGTCCACGTGCGCGTCATCGACCCACGCTCCCGAGGGCTGCTCGGCGAGGTCGGGCCGTCCGCTGTGTCCGGCGAGCTCGGCGACGGGGAGGCCATCCTCGGCGAGACGGTGCAGCTCGGCACGCCGGCCGAGCAGGCGCTGGCGCTGGCGGCGATCCCGCACATCTACCGGGAGCTGCGGGACCCGCGGGAGCGGAAGGCGCTGCGCGGGCTGTACAACCGTCTCGCTTCTGCGGCGGCGGACCGATGAGGGGCCGTGCGCGCGCTGTGGCGCTGGGTTCGCGCCGTCCTCTCCCGCCCTCGTCACCGTTCGCGGCGGGCCCGCGGCTCCGCCTGGCCCTGGTGAACGGCGCCGTCCAGGCCACGTTCTGCTCGTGCGACTGCATGTCGTGCGCGCTCGGGCAGCACTGCTGCGCCTGCCGGACGGGAGCCGTCCGATGACCGCCACGCTCGCCGCACCCGTCGTGACGTGTCCGGCCTGGTGCACCCAGCCGGCTGGCCACGACCCGCACCCCGACGACATCGACGGCTCCCGCTACATCCGTCACCGCGTCGTCGTGGGCGACGTGGAGGTCGAGCAGGTGGTCGTCGTCGAGCCGGATGGCGTGGTGGAGACGGAGCCGCTGGTGGTGTGGCTGGACGGCCACGCCTACGACCTGGCCCGCGCTCAGCGGCTCCAGATGGAGCTAGCGCTGGCCCTCAACACCGCAGGAGGCAAGTGATGAGCCGCAACTGGGACAGCAGCCCCGAGTCCGAGAAGGACAGCAAGTTCCACGACCTGCGCGAGTCCGGCTGGAAGGGCCCGATCGACCAGAACGGCAACAAGGTCGAGGACCTCGACGCCTGGATCGACGAGCAGCGGAACGGCGGCCGGTGATGGCGCAGGTCACCGAGGCCCGTCCCGCGAGCCCCACGGCAACCGAGGCAAAGCCCACGAGCCCGGCCGAGGCGTTCTACCGGGCGGTGCGGGAGCACAACGACCGGGCCCGTCTGCTCGCCCGCGAGGGCCGCTGCGGCGGCTGCATCGGCGCCGGCAAGGCCCGCAACTGCGTCATCTGCGGAGGCCTCCGATGAACACGAACCCGCCCACCATCACCTACACGCTGCTGCCTCGCAGCAGCGACGGCATGACGATCCGCGAGCTCCACGAGCGGCTCGGCGAAATCCTCGAGATGGGCGCTGACGGCGAGCAGCTCGTGCGCGTCCGCACGAGGTTCAGCCTCAGCTGGTGCGGCGCCCCGGTCAGGGCGGTCAGGTACGTCGTGGCGAGGACGCTCCGATGAGGAACCTCGCCGCGGTCGCCGTGCTAGTGGGTGGGTTGCTGCTCGCCCGCCACAACGGCGCCATCCTGGTCGCCGCCCTCGTCATCGCGTACTTGCTGGCGAAGTCGCCGGGCACGCCTCGACCTGTCGTCGGGCATTCCCACGGCGGCCAGCGCGACAAGGTCACCATCCACGAGGCCGCACACGTGGTCACCGCCCGCGCCGTCGGCGGTGTCGTCGAGTCCGCAGAGCTGCATCGCAACGGCGGCGGCTTGGTCAGGTGGCACCACCGGAGCCACCCGGGCGAGGAGCAGCTGCGGATCGCGAACATCGCGTTCCTGCGGGCCGGTGAGTACGCGGCAGGCGTGAAGGCCGGCTGTTCCGGCGACCGAGCCGCCGTGAAGGCCGAGCTCCGCCACATCCCGGCGAAGGACCGGGCGCGGGTGCTGGCCGCAGGCGAGGCGGAAGCCCGCCGGATCGTGTCGGCCCGCTCCGGGGAGATCCGCCAGGTCGCCCGCAAGCTCAACGAGAAGGGACGGCTCTGATGAACGGCCAGCGCGACCGCGTCGCGTGGGGAGGGCTCGCGATCGTCGGCACCACCGCGATCGTGTGGAGCTTCACCGCCCTGTCCGACCTCGCCCGCCGCGTCGGGGTCACCTCAACCATCCCGATTCCCTGGACCAGCGAGCACATCCATGTCGCCTGGGGGCTCCCCATCACCGTCGATGTCCTTGCGCTCGTCGCGACGCGGGTGTGGCTGCGGGGCGTGGCACCCGACGAGGCGGTGACCTACGCCCGCCGGGCGGCGTGGGGGGCGATCGTCGCGACGATCCTCGGGAACGCCTACCACGGCGCGCTCGTGGGCGCCTGGCGCGTCGACGCGCTGATCGTGTCGGCTGCCCCGGCGGTCGTGATCGGCGTGATCGTGCACCTTGCTGTGCTCGCTGGCCGCCCGGGCGGAACGCCGCCGCCCGACGGCCGGAACCGCGCCGCCCAGCCCACCGACGGGCCCCGCACCGACACCCTCGACGAGGAGGCCGCAGAGCTGTACGCGGCCTCTGAGGCGGAGCGGGCGGCGGGTGTCCGCCTGGCGGGCGACGCGCCGGTGACGGCGGGCGGCCTGCCGAACCGGCGGGCGGCCGTTGATGTCGCCCGGGACGGCGCCGTCATCGATGACCTGCGGGCGCTCGAAGCCGCCCACGGGCGGCGGTACGCCCGCGACGAGGTCAAGGAGATGTACGGCATCGGCTCGCCTCGCGCGTCGCGGCTCCTGACGTTGATCGGATGGATGCCGCGGGTGGACGAGCAGGCGGAGCCGGGCGGCGAGCGGGCGGCAGGAGCTGTCCGATGACCGCCCAGCTGCCCATCGCGGCCATCGCGGCATGGGCGGGATGGGTGTGGCTCACCCCCATCCCGCCCGCCTTCCTGCTCTCCCAGCTACCCCTCGCCATCCTCATCGCAGGGCTGCTACTGGCCGACCCGCCCGCCACCGCCCGCCTCATCCGCCCGATCACCGCCCAGCTCACCCGGCCCCGCCCAGCTGCTGTCGCGGTGATCCGGCCGGCGGACGTGCCGACGCTCGCCGCGTGGCGGGCACGTGAAGCACTCGCACCGGAACGGCAGGCGGCGTGATGGACACCGTCCCGGCGCTCACCCTGGCGTCCGTGATCGCCGTCATCGTCGTCGCCGCACTGACGAAACCAACGAAGACGCTGGTCAGCGGCCTGCTGACCAAGGACAAGAAGGGCCGGCTGGTGCTCGTGCTCACCCCGGCACGACGCAAGAAGAAGCGGAGGCGGTAGCTGATGAGCGAGCAGCACATGCCGAGCACCGACCTCGAGGTGCGGGCGGACACCACCGCCGAGCGCATGGTGTTCGACGCCGAGCTCGTCGACGACGCGCAGCGGCCCCTGGACAGGCGGATCCTCCGCGGCACGGTTGAGGTGGTCCGCCGCGCCGGGCCGGTCGCCACCACCGGCGGTGCCGTGCTCCGCGGCACAGCGCGGGGTGCATGGGTGGCCGGGCAAGGCGGCGTCAGCTGGGCACGACGAACCGGCGCCGCCATCACCCACGGCCACCTGCGCGAACAGATCCGGCTCGCCCGCATCGCCGGCGACCGTGAAGCCCTCGCCGACTGGACAGAACGGCTGGAGAAGGCCAAGGACGCCCGCGTGCAACGGCTTCTTGAGCTGCCCCGGATGGTGCTCGGCGTTCTCGCCGCCACCGGTATCGCCGTCGCCGCGTTGTGGCTGCTCATCCTCATCGCAGGGATCACCGTGTGGGCTTCCCCTGGCGGTCTGACCTGGACGGATTGGTGGTTCGGCGTCGGTGTTGCGCTGCATGTTCTGTTCACCGCGGCGAAGGTGGCCGCCACGCTGGTCGTGGCCGGTGTCGGGCCGCTGGTGCTGCTGCTGGCGTTCCGGGAGGGCAAGCGGGTCGGGAACCCGCCGGTGTGGCTGCTGACCCCGCTGGAGCGGGCCCGCGCCGCCGACGAGCCCATCACCCCGTCGAAGGTTGTCACCGCGCTGCGTGACCTCGGCATCTCCACACTGCGGAGCGCCATCAAGGAGATGGGTGATTCCGGCGCGGCCATGCTCAGCCCCATCCGGATCGCGGGCCGCGGCGTGGAGGTCGACATCGTGCTCCCGTCCGGGGTGTCCACCGACGAGATCCAGAAGCGGCGCCGCAAGCTCGCCGAGAACCTCGACCGCCACGAGTACGAGCTGTTCATCAGCGTCGTCGCGGCGCGCACCGTGCGGCTGTGGATCGCCGACTCCGGTGCCCTCGACGACCCGATCGGCCCGTCGCCGCTGGTCATCGACCAGGACGTGACCGCCGACCTGTACACAGGTGCCGCGCCGTGGGGCGAGGATTTGCGCGGTGACGCCGTCGCGCTGCCGCTCAAGCAGCGCCACCTCCTCGTGACCGGCCTGTCCAACCAGGGCAAGACGGCCGCGGTGCGGGCCCTCGCGCTGTGGGTTGCGCTCGACACCTCCGTCGAGTTCCGCATCGCTGACCTCAAGGGCATCGGTGACTGGTCGATGTTCGAGGGCCTCGCCACCGTGTTGATCGAGGGCCCGACCGACGAGCACGTCATCGCCGCCACCGAGATGCTCGAGGAGGGCGTGCGGGAGATGGAGCGGCGCATGGCTGCGCTGGACAAGAAGAAGTACCCGAACGGCGTGACCCGCGAGCTCGCGCGTAAGCCGGGTTCCGGGTTCCACCCGATCAAACTGATCGTCGACGAGGCGCAGGTCGCGTTCATGTGCCCGGCTGTCGACGAGCACAAGCGCCCGTACGGCGGGCAGAAGGCCACCTCCCGGTACTTCCTGGCGGCGCGGAAGCTGCACAACCAGGGGCGGGCGGTGAACGTGATCCTGTGGCAGGGCACGCAGGACCCGACGAACCAGAACCTGCCGAAGCTGGTCCGGGAGGGCGCGCACATCCGCGCCAGCCTCGCCCTCGGCACGGAGGAGCAGTCCCGGATGGCGCTCGGTGACAAGGCCGTCGACGGGGGTGCCGCGCCGCACCTGCTCCGCGCTGGTCTGGACAAGGGCACGCTGGTCGTGACCGGCGATGGTGTGCCGCTGGCGCCGGGGCAGGCGTCGGTGACGGTGCGGACGCACTTCGTCGACGGTGAGGACGCCACCCGTGTTGCGGAGCGGGCGAAGGAGCGTCGGAAGCGGCGCCGACACCTGAGCGTTGTCGGCGCGCAGCCCACTGAGGTGGACCACCTGCTGAACATCCATGCCGCGCTGCGGGAGGAGCGGAACGTGCGGACGGCGGTGATGCTCGGCCGGCTCATCGAGCTGGACGAGGAGACCTACACCTCGTGGGGTTTCCAGGATTTGAAGGCTGCGCTCGTCGTCGAGGGTGTGGACGTCGGGAAGAGCGACGGGCAGAGCGTGGTCCGCCTGAAGGACGTCGAGGAGGCCCTGCAGCGCAGGCTCAGGGAAACGGGTAGCGATCTTCCCTGAGGTTGTCTTTGCAGGTCATCGCAGGGGAGCACGCAGGGAAGCGGCCAGGGAAAGTTCCCTACAGGGAAGCGGAGGGGGAAGGTCTGCCATGGGGAAGAAGTACCGGACCGAGCGGCGCCGGATCGACGCCCGCGACGTCCACACCGTGCTCCACGACGCCGACGCCGTCGAGTACTACAAGCGGCACCCGAACGGGACATACGACCGCGGCTTCCTGGCCAGCAACGGCGGCCGGCCCTCTGTCGGGCGTGGTCACGGGGGGAAGCTCGTCGCCTGGCAGGGCAACCACCGCATCGCCGCCGCGGCCGCCCAGGGCCGGAAGATCGACGTCGACTACCAGGTCGAGGTGGGTGGGCCGGACGACAGGCGCGAGGACAGCTTCTTCGCCTGGCTGTTCAGGTAGGCCCCGGCTGCAGCCACCAAAATGCCAGTTTCGTTGGGAGCACTCATCAGACAACCGAGGAGGAGAGCGTGAGCGAAACGCCCTACGTCGAGACGGAGGCACTGCTGGCCGTCATGAACGAGAACCCGGAACGCATGCAAGACCTTCTCGACGGGATGAGCCGCCGAGAGCTGCGCGAGTTCGGCGACCAGGTAGCGACGCTGCACGGCGCCATCCAGCGCGCGTGGTCGCGGGGCGGTGCGCGGCTGTGATGCACGCTCCCGGACCTCTGCTCGGCCTCATCCCGGCCCGCCGCCGCTGGCCTCGGCGGTGGGCACGCGCCCTGCTACACGAGATCCGGTGCGCGGAGTGCCGCGTGTCCTGGCGCTCGTGGCGCCGTCGACTGGTCGGCGACGTCCGCGGCTACTCGCCGCGCGAGCACGGTTGACCGATAACGCCTCTTACGACAGCTCAATGTTGGTGGCCGCGGCGTTCGAATGGCCACGTGCCTGCCTGCGGCGGCCGGGCCAGCCACGCAAGGAGCCGGGCGAGCGGGCCTGACGAGGGCCGGCGGTCGGTACGGCGATCCATGCGACTCACCGTGCGACACCGGAACCGCAGTCGCAGCGGCAACGCCCGGCGCGTCGGGCGAAAGCGACCAACCAGCCGAAACGACGAAAGCCCCCCTCTCGGCCAAACGGCCGAGAGGGGGGGCTTCGTCTGTGCGGGGAGCGGCGAATCAGGAGTCCTCGACAACAACACCAGGGCTGGCCTGCCGGGCCGCGAGCAACGCACCCACACCCGACACCACCACGTTGATCGCGAACGTCACCGGGGCAGGCAGCCCATCGAACAAGGCCGGGTTCGCCGACACGGTCTCCACGACCGCCGCGACGGCGACCAGGGCGATCGGCGCGAGGACGGCGGCGAGCGCACCGAACAGCGCCTTCGGGGACCAACCGACAGTCTTCATCGGCGGCCGGGCGTGGTCAGGGAAGCCGGGCGTCTGCGGCTCGGTCACGGGCGTCTCCTTCGGGGTTGGGGTTCAGGCCAGGCGGCCCGGTGATGCCGACCTTCTCGGCGATGGCCTCGAGCAGCGCCCGCTGCGATGCGAGCTCGGCGACGAGCTGGTCGCGGGCGTAGCCGACGTCGACGCGGCGGGCCGGGTCGATGCCGGCGAGCTGCTCGGGGGAGAGCTTGGCTGGGGCGTTCGGCGGGTTGGTGACGCCGAGGCGGGTGAGGATCTGGTCGCGGGCGAAGCCGATGTTCCGGTTGATCTGGTCGACCTGCTGCTGGCTCAACTCGTCGTCCTCCTCGGGCGGGGTGTAGGCGGGCCGGGCGAACCCGACGATGTTCGAGAGGCGGCGTTTGCGGGCGACCATGCCGCCGTTGCGCTGGTCCCCCGCGTTCGTCCCGGCGGTGTTGCCCTCGATCGTGATCAGCGTGCCGCCGGGCTCGACCACCTCGACCAGGCCGACGTGATTCACCGGGTTGTTGTTGCCCGGGAAGCGGAAGAACACCAGGTCGCCGGGCTTCGGGTTGCTGGTGTGCCACTGGCCGCGTTGCCGGTACCAATCCCGCATCACGACGGTGCTGGCGGTCTTCGGGACCAGCGCGGCGCAGCCGGCCTCCGTGAGCACCCACCACGCCCACTGGGCGCACCAGGCGACCCCGTCCCAGCCGTACGCCTTGCCGTAGGGCTGCCGGTTCGACCCGGCCGGCGACTCGGCAACACCGAGCTCCCGGCGGGCGACGTCGAGGACGCGGGCCGCGGTCACGCCGCACCGTCCGGACGCCAGGTGGGATCCTGCGGCGGCTGCACCAACACCTCGTCGAGCGGCCCCAGCTTCTGGGTGGGCACGATCTCGAGGTCGGGGTTGCGGTCGTACTCGGACAGGTCGTCCTGTTCGCGCGGCGGCGCGACCGCGGGCGTCACGGGCGGGTTGGCCCCGGGGCTCGGCGCGTCGCGGTCGTACTGCCACTCGTCGGTCTCGTCGAGATACCAGTCGCCGATCGAACTCACCTCCCTCGGACCCAGTCCCAGACCAGCTGCCAGATCGGTGTGGCGAACTTCGGGCACCAGCAGATCGCGCACGCGCCCGGCGCGGAGGTCGACTGGTAGTGCTCGTGGGCGGATCGCATGTGGCCGCAGGACGCGCACGTCACGGCGCCAGCTCCGCCCAGACGACCCAGTTGTCGACGTAGTGCCCGGTCCCGCGGTCGAAGTCGCCGCCGCACGTGATCAGCCGGAGCGTCGGGCCGGAGGTCGGCGCCATGATCTGATCCCACGGCAGCGCCGTCTTCGGGTACCGGTCGACGCCGCTCACCACGAACGTGACCGGCGCCTGCCCCTGGTCGCGCTTCACGACGACCTCGGCGCCCGGCTTCAGCTCGGACAGCCGGGCGAACACGCCCGGGTAGCCCTTGCGCCCATCGGGGCCGTACCCGTCGACGTGGCCGACGATGATGGCCGGCCCGTCCTCGCCGGGCTGCCACTCGTCACCGGGGAACGCGGGGTCGCGGCCCGCGTACCAGCCAGCCAGCCCGGGACGGTCCAGTGGCGGAGTATCAAGCTCGCCGCCGTCGAGCAAGCCCAACGCTGTCAGCTCGTCGGTGTCGACGCCGATCACCGGGATGGAGATCCCAGTGGGGTCGGCGACGGGGACGGCCCGCTGCGGCTCGAGCACGGTGGGCCGTGGCTCGCGCGGCGGGTCGGCGACGAACTCGGTACCGCACCCCGCGAGGAGTGCGGCGCCGAGCACGAGGGCGAGCAGTCTCACGCCGGGCCGCCGCCAGTGGCCACGCCACCGCTCGGGGTCACCACGACGTCGTTGGTGGGCGGGTTGAGGGTGAACTCGTCCTCGCAGGCGATGCCGTCGCCGTCGACGTCGAGCCGGTTGGGGTCGGACTTGTCGGCGTCGAGGATGCGCTGGGCCTCGGTGTCGGTGACCTCGCCGCAGTCGACGTCGTTGTCCGCGGGCGGCGTGGTGGGTGTGGTCGTGACACCACCGCACACGCGGTCCCGCTCGGTGATGGCCGCGGTCAGTCGGGTGCGCAGGCCGACGAGCCTGTCCGACTCGCGGTCGAGCCGCTCCTGGGCCTTGTCGACGTCGGTCCTGCGCGCGACGAGGGCGTCCTTGGCGGGCGCGAGGAGGCCGTTGAGGCGGTCGATCTCGACCGGGTCCGTCGCCTCCTTGATCAGGCGTTCGAGGCGTTCGACCTCGGCCTTGGCCGCCCCGCGGGCGTCCTTGGCTGCCGCGAGGTCGGCCAGTTCCTTGACGTGTTCCTTCGCGGCGGTGTCGTCGATGTCGGCCTGGAGGTCGACGACGACCTTCTTGGCTTCGTCGCACGATGGGCTGGTGTCCTGCGCCAGCGCGGCCGGGGCTGTCACGACGGACAGCACGAGGGCAGCGCCGAGCGCCAGCACGGTCTTCTTCACGGGTCTCCCCTTGGGGGTTGGTGGCCTACGGGCCGGTGGTCGGCGCCGAAGTTGGCGTCGCTGTGACGGTTGGTTGTTCGGTCTCGTCGTCGGGCAGCTGCTCGTCATCGACGCAGCCGAGCCCCGTCTCGCCGCTGGCGAACTCGACGGGCTGGAGCGAGGTGCCCGCGGGACACGTCGGCCCCGCGTCGCCCTTCGGGCCTTGCGGCGGCGGGTGCTCCGCGAGGTACGCATCGACGGCCGCCCGGATCTCCTCAGCTGTCGGCGGTCGACCCGGCTCACCGGTCGCGTCCCGGCCGTCCCGACCGTCGCGCACCGGGTTCGCGGCGAAGTACTGCGCGACCGCGGCCGAGATCTCCTCCGCGGTCGGCGCCCGGCCCGGCGTCGGCGGATTCGCGCTCAGGTACGACGCCACAGCGGCGGCCACCTCAGCAGCCGTCGGTGCTCGCCCCGCGGGCGGCGGGTGCGCGAGCAGATAGGCGTCAACGGCAGCCTGGATCTCCGCCCCCGTCGGGGGGCGGCCAGGCGCACCGGTGACCGGCGCCGCGGGCGGTACCGGGGTCTGGGCGACCTGCTCGGCCTGCTGGCACACCGGGCCGGTCAGCTCCCCGGACGAGCATGCAGCCGTGATCTGCTCGGCCAGCGAGGCAGCCTGCGCGGCGGTCTGGTCACGCTGCTGCTCCACGGCACCGGTCTCGTTCTGGGCCTGCTGCTGCGCGACCCGCGCCCACAGCACCGACCCGGCCAGGAACACGACCAGACCGACGGCGATCCACACCATCAGTCGTCGGGATCGTGGGGGCCGGAGGCGGTGACGGCGGTTCACGTCGCCCACTCCTGGCGGTGACGGCCCATGGGGTTGTCCTCCGCGGCGCGGCGCCGTTCCCGCTCGGCGTCCAGCTTCGTGTGCAGCTCGGCCACCTGCTCCCGCAGGCCCTTGATTTCGACCCGCAGCTCGTGGAGCTCGTCGTCGTGCGCGGCGTTGAGCCGTGCCAGTTCGGCCCGGTAGTCGGCCCGGTCCTGCGCCTCGCGCCGCAGCAGCAACCCGATGATGAGCAGGAGGACCCCGGCGCCACCGAGTTGTGGCGCGGCCCCGATGAGCGTGGTGAGTACCGCGTCCACCCGGTGTGGCCTCCGATCACCTTCAGGAGGCGGTGACGGTGCCGGCGTGGAGCTGGTCGACGGCTACGGGCTGGCCGGTGTGGAGGCCCACCGCGGTCGGTGCGCCGGTGTGAAGCTGACCGGCGGCGACCGCCGCGCCGGTGTGGTACTGGCCGACAGCCACGGGTTCGGCGGTGCGGTACTGGCCGACCGCGACGGGGGTGCCGGCGTGGAGTTCGCCGCCGACTCGGCCGCGTCCTGCGCCGGTGCCGATGGCTGCTGCGCCCCCGGCGCGCAGGTGCACGGCTGGGGGGATGACCTCGACGAGGGCGATTCCTGCGCCGGTGGCCGCTGCCCCGCCGGCCTTCGTGTGCACGGCGGGCGGCGTGACGAGGACGGCACCTGTTCCTGCGGCGCCCGCCGCGGCGCCGCCTGCCTTGTCGTGGCGGGTGGCGATGAGAAGGTCCAGGACGCCCGTCCCGGCGCCGGTGGCGGCTGCGCCACCGGTGCGTTCGTGGACGGCGGCAGGGGCGAGCTGAGCGGCGCCGGAGCCTGCTCCTGCCGCGCTGGCGCCGCCGGTGCGGGATCGCAGATGCTCGCGGATAGCCGACCCTGCGGCGGTGGTGGCCGCGCCGCCGGCCCGATCGTGGACTGCGGGCGCTGCGACTTCGACGACGCCAGCCCCGGCACCGACCGCGGCTGCGCCACCCGCCTTGGCGTGGGCGGCGGGGGTGTCGACCGCCGCGCCGCCCGAACCTGCCCCGACCACCGCCGCGCCACCGGTCTTGGCGTGGATCGCAGCTGGGGAGACGGTGTGGCCGCCCACGCCGGCCCCGGCGGCTGCGGCGCCACCCGCCCTGGGGCGCACGTGCTCGCGGGCACCCGCGCCAGCGCAGGTGGCGGCCGAGCCGCCAGTCTTGGTGTGGATGGTGATTGCGTCGAGCTCGGACGTGCCGGAGCCTGCACCGGTGCCAGCTCCGCCGCCGGTCCGGGCGTGGACGAGTGTGCGCTCGCCGGAGCCGGCTGCGGCGGCCGAGGCACCTCCGGCGCGGGGCAGGTCGAGCGAACGCGCACCAGCTCCGGCCCCTGCAGCGCCCGCGCCGCCGGTCTTCGACCGCACGAACTCGCGGGCACCCGTGCCCGCACCCGCCGCAGCTGCGGCGCCGTACTTCGACCGCACATACGCGCGGGCACCGGTACCTGCGGCAGCGGCGGCTGCGCCGCCGGTCCTGCCGTGCACGGCCGGCTCGGTGACGACCTTCGTCCCGGACCCGGCCCCGACCGCTGCCGAGCCACCGGTCTTGGTGTGGACCGCGGCTGGAGAGACGGTCTTCGTGCCTGACCCGGCACCGGATGCGGTCGCCCCGCCGGTCTTGGTGTAGGTGGTCGATGCCGTGTACTGGACGTCGACGTAGAGCTCTTGGCAGCGGATGGCTGCGGAGCCGCCGTTGCCGATGGCGACGACCTGCAGGTTGGCCAGGTCGGCGTATGACCACGAGCCGCCGCCGGGGCGGGCGACGTTGGTTCGGGTGTAGGTGGTCTCGCTGCCGGTGGCTCCGGTTTCGGCGCTGGCGAGTGAGTTGACCCCGCCGAGCCGTAGCCCGACCTGGATGCTGGTCCCCGTGGCTGAGCTCTCGGTCCGGACACGGAACCGGACGTCGATCGAGTTGATCGTGTAGGACGGCTGGATGGTGACCGGGGCGGTGAGGTTGAGGTCGTCCTCGGTGTTCGAGCTGGTGTTGTTGCGGATGTAGGTGCTGTCGCTGTTGTCGGATGTCGCGGCCCAGTGCGAGGTGCCCGTCAGGGACGGCCACGCGACGGTGTCGCCGTTGGCGTTCGGGCGCAGGGTCTCGGTTGCCACGATTCACCCGACCCGTCGAGTCATCCCGTGTGACCCAGCATCCCGAGGTGATCTAGCGCGCCGAGCACGAGTGCGGCGACGACGAGCGCCAGGCACCCCCAGCCGAACAGGTGTTCCAGGAGCCGGTGTCGCTTCACTGGGAACGTCAGGCGCTGGGGGCGCTGGCGAGGCCGAAGGTCGGCGTCACGCGGATGATGTCGCCGAGCGCGAGCGACGGGATCCCGGTTACGTCGTCGAAGTTCGAGTAGTACAGCGCGACGCCGCCCGTGCTCGCGGTGGCCACCCCGAACCCGTTGATGTCTGCGGCGGCGTCCGCTGCACCCGCCGCCGGGAAGCTCTTCTGCGCTGCGGTGGCGGCGCGCACGGCCTGCCCCCACACCGTGTCGTCGCCGATGGTGCCCCAGTCGGCGGTGGGCACCGCGACTCGGGCGTACGAGGTGTAGTCGGCCTCGGCGAAGGTGCCGCCCATCACCGCGAGCGTGGCTGCCGCGGCGGGCACCGTCGTGGCGGTGCCGCCGGAGAACAGGAACAGGTAGAGCGTGTCCGGCGACTCGGCGTTCTTCAGCGCGAGGTTGACCAGGTAGTCCAGGCCCTCGGTGGGCACGATGTGAGCCATGGGTGGCGTCCTTCAGGTGGGGAGGCTTCAGCGGGTGATCTCGGGGAGCGCGCGGATGACGCCCTGCGCGATGACGTGCGGCTTGTTGGTGACCGGGGCGTAGATCTCGACGGAGACCTGCGCGTTCGTCCAGCCCCATTCGGTGGTGGCGGCGCCGTCGACGTGGAGGGTGACGGTCGTGGCTGCGACGGTGGCGTTGCCCGCGGTGGCCGACCACTCGTGCAGCACCGACTCGTGCTCGGAGCGGCGGACCTGCGCCTTCGCGGTCCAGCCGGTGACGTCGACGGGGACGTCGTCGGCGTCGAGGACGGGCAGGCGGATGTCGAACGACTCGCCCTTGATGATCTCCCAGTCGACTTCGGTGGCGGCGGGGCGGAGCAGCAGCGGCGGCATCGGCGGGTCTCCTCAGCAGGTCAGGGGATCTGGGAGGCCTTCACGGGCTGGCCGGCGATGCCGCCGGTGATGTCCGAGGCAAGCAGCTTCTGCCCCGCCGTGGTGCCCGCGACGTATGACGCGCGCAGCTTCTGACCTGCAAGTTTGGCCATGGTCGCCTCCGTGGAAGGTGATCATCTGGGTGTTCACAGTCCGAGCACCGGTGGCCTCCACACCTTGATCGGGGTTCCGGCGCCGGTGGTCGTCGAGCCGGTGAAGTCGCGCGGCAGGCCCTCGGCGAGTGTGAAGGTTTGCGGGCTGGTGGTGCCGCTGATCGCCGTCACGGTGGCCTTGATCCCGCCGAGGTCGATGTCGAACGGGAAGCTGTCGGCGTCCTCGCTGGTGGCGACCCAGCGCGGGCCGGAGTTGGTGCGCACCGAGATGCTCGTCGCGCCCTGCGCGGCGTTCGCGTTGAGCTGCGAGGAGTCGGTGTCCATGTGGCAGACCCCGTCACCGGTCGACCCTGTGGCGGCGGCCAGCGTGATGACGTTCCACGGGGCGGCCGGGCTGGTGTTCGCGGTGACCCGCCACGTGAAGGCGTCGATCTCCTCGTGCCAACCCTCGAGCAGGAGGTTAATTGTTTCGGCGGGGTGTTGGCGTCGGATCGCGGTGACGTTCTCGACGTCGATCCGGGACTGCGGGGTGCAGGCCAGCCAGCCGGCGATCAGGTCGGGGTTGGTTTCCAGCGCGAACGACACGCTGGGGTAGCGGTAGCCCTGCTGGGTGCCGATCCCGACGGTCCACTGCGCGTAGCTGACCAGGTCGTTGTCATCCTCGACGCACACCTCGTACGAGGTCGCGTAGTCGCCGATCGCATCCGCGCCGACTGGCCCGTCTTCGTCGATCCAAGCTGCGGTCGCGCCGTTGCGCTGGGTCACGTCGCAGTGGTTGATCGTGAGCTGGTCATCGTCGATTGGGGCGAAGGGTTCCATGAGCTGCGCCCCGCTCGCATCGAGCACGAGCGCGGCAGGACCACTCGCGTTGGCTTCGCGGCGCTTCTTCGTTACGTACGTCAGACCGGGGCCGAGCCCGTCGTAGAGCACGCCCTGCCCGGTGCGTTCGCACTCCCGCAGCAGGTTGGTGAGGGTGTCGTAGTACTGCGCGCCCATGGTGTCGGTGATCGATGCCGACGAGGTGGCCGCCGAGTCGAGCACGTCGAGCGCGAAGCCGTGGTTCGCGCACAGCCGCGTCAGCCTGGCGGTGACGGTCTCGCCGGGCAGGCCCAAGAACACCTCTTCGACAGCTGCCGCACTGATGCTGGTTGTGGTGTTCTGCACAGAGACGTGGGCGATCAACCCGTTGCTCGTACCCGTTCCGTCATCAGAGAAGTCGGTACCGTTCAGGTAGACCCCGTTGAGGGTGCCGATGTTGCTGGAGCTGAAGGTCTCCGTCCAGGTTAGGCCGTCTCCCAGCTGATCCAGCGTACGTATCGTTGCATCGAGGCTTGACCCGTTGTTGTCCAACGTGACACTGACCAGCCTGGCCTGACCGTTCATTCCGAAGCTGACAAAGGAACCGGTGCGGATGATGTCTCCGGCGTCATTCGTGCCGACAATCCTAAGCTGCCCGGCCTCGTTGATCTGCAAGTTCCATCGACGGACTGTTGTATTGCCCGTTCGGATTTGCAGAATGTTCTGGTTTTGGGGCGTTGGGTATGCTCCGGGTACGGCCAGCATGAACCGAAACTGTAGGATCCCGGTATCCGTGTACGACGGGACCTGCTCCCCTGGCGTTCCATCAGCTTGGTCGAGCAAGCCCTGACCGGTGAACATGGCGAACGACGACTGCATCGGCCCGGAAAGCGGGAACGCAGCGTTCGACGGATTGTTCGCCACCTTGGGCGGATACACGTCGAACAGTTGCATGACAGGATGGCCCGTGGCCGGTACAACGGCCGGCAGGCTCTTGCGCCCGTCCCCGCCCTCCCCGGGCCAGTACAGGAACATCCCGTTCCAGCCCGACGAGCGCGGGATCTCTGTCGTGTAGACGCTCTTCGCGGGCAGGGTGCCTTGGTTGAGCCGTCGAAGCGGTCCGGACGCGGACAGGGTGACGATCGCCCACCGGCCCGTCTCGGGGTCCCACGCCGGCGTGAACCCGTTCGCGGCGCCCTGAAAGCGCGTGTACCAGGACGCGCCGCCGTCATCGGACACCCGCACCCGCACCGGGGTGTTCCGGCGCACGTACGGCCAGTGAGGGCTCATGCCACCCTCGGAGTAGGCACCGTCCCGGTTGTCGAGCTGGCACACCATCTCGGCGGTCTGCGTTTCCTGGCTAAAGTCGGGGCGACCGAGGGTGATGGAGATGCTCCCGCCCGCGGAGTCTCCGCCGCCGCCCCTACCGCTCCCGCCGCCCGAGCCGCCCCCTCGTTCGAGGATGACGTCGGCGGTGATGTCGTCCCACGTCCAGGACGCGCCGGTCAGGTCGGTGAGGTCGGCGCCCCACGCGACCTCGACCGCGATCCGCATGTTCGGGACCGTGGTGGTCAGGAACGGTTCGCTCATCGACGGCCGCCGACGACCGCGTTCGCGGTGATCTTGAGCTTGCCCTGCTGGGCGAGCCGTTGAATCATGACGCCGACCGCGCTGTCGGCGCCCCCGCCGACCTGCAGGACCAGGGTCTGTTGGCCGCCGCGCGCGAGCCCGGCGCCGCCGCCTGGTCGGCCCGCGCCTAGGGCGCCGAGAGCGGTGCGGTTCATGGCGTCAGTGACCAGCCCGGCGTTCGCGATGATCCCTTGCGCCCAGCCCTCGGCCATCATCCGACCGACCTCGTCGCGCATGACAACCGAAGGCGACCGGATGCCGAGCACACCCTTCGCCGCGGCGAGGGCGTTGGCCGCGGCCGTCGCGGCGACCTGCGCGAGCTTCCCGGCAGCCGCCTTGAGGCCCTCGACCAGGCCGTCACCCATGTCGGTGCCAACCCCCTTGAAGTCCGGGACCGCCTGCTCCAGCTCACGCAGCGCCTTCTCCGGCAGCTCCTTCACCGCGTCGACAGCCTTCTGGACGCCTTCGTTGATCGCCTGAACCGTCTCGTCCCACCAACTTTCGACCGCGTCGAGGAAGTCTTGAATGCCCTGCTCGATGATCTCGACGAGACCCTCGGCCCATTCCTGGACAGCCTTGATCGCCTTAGCGGTGCCGTCCTCGACGGCCTGGGCGGTCTTGTCCCACCAATCCTTGACCGCCTGAATGACCTTCTGCGTCCCAGACTTGACATCCTGAACGGTCTTGTTCCACCAATCCTTAACTGCCTGAAGTACCTTCTGAACGCCCTGCTTGACGTCCTGAACGGTCTTGTTCCACCACTCTTTGACGTCCTGAAGGGCCTTCTGAACGCCCTCCTTGACGTCCTGCGTGGTCTTCGTCCACCACTCCTTGACGGCCTTGACCGCGTCGTCGACGCCCTTTTTGATGTCGGCGCCGAGCTTCAACGCGAACGCGGCCACAGCCTTGGCGAACTCGTCGATCTTCTTCGGGTCCAGGGCGTTGACGAACTTGTCGACGGCGTCGTAGGCCTGGTTCAGCGACCGTTGCAGCGGCTCCGTCGCCTTCGCCAGCTTGGCGAGCCATCCGACCACAGTCGCGAGGACGTTCAGCGACCCGGCGAGGAGGTGGAAGAAGGTCCCGATCGCTGGTGCTGCGTCCGACAGCGCCTGGCCGAACTTCTTCATCGCCTCCGCGGCCGGTTCACCGGCAGACCCAGCGACCTCGATCAGGACGTCGACGACGCCGGCGAGGATCGAGCCGAAGGCCTCGATCGCCTTCGCGCCGGCCTGGAACGCCTTCTCCAGCTGCCCCGTCTCGCGGCCCTTCTGGATGACCTTGTTGAGCTGCTCGAACACCGACGAGAGCGCCTTGCCGATGTCGTCCATCGCGGGCGCTGCGGCGGCACCGAACCCGGTGAACGCCTGCGCAAGCGCCTTCGCCCCCGGGGCGAGGGACTTGACCATGTTGTCGACGCCGCCGAGCATCGTCTCGATCTCGCGCATGCCCTCGCTGCTGCGGATCCAGCCGGTGAACTCCTTCACCACGTCCGACACCGAGCGCGCGATGCCCTTCAGCGGGGTGTCCAGCTGCGAGATCGCCTGACCGAGCTGCTGGAACTCCCGGGACAGCTCCGTGCGGAACACCGACTCGAGCTGGGCTTGGAGCCCGCGCAGGGTGTTGCGCAGCCGCTCACCGGCCTGCTCGATGCCCTTCCAGCCGGCTGCGACGACGGCGCCGGCTACGCCCATGCCTTGCAGGGCGGCGCCGAGAGCGAGCGCGCCCGCCGCGATGGCGGGAAGGACGCCCCCCACGACCACGGCCGCGGCGGCCATCAGCGCCATCGCGGCGCGGCCCCGCGCGAGGCCACCGAGCAGGCCCCCGCCGCCACCACCGCCACCACCGCCGCCGAGGGCGCCACCGGCGCGGCGCGCGCCCTCCGCGAGGTCGTCGAGCCCTCCGCCGGAGTTGCGGGCGCTGTTGCCGAACTGGCGCATCTGGTCGGCGACCTGCCGCACGGTCCTGGACAGCCGCTCCAGTTCGCCGTTGAGGTCGCGGAACCGGCCGGCGTCGATGTCGACGTCGGCGACGGATGCCTGCGCGGCGCGGATGCGGGCAGCGG